TGGCTATCGGGTACAACGCAAACTGCGCATCAAGCTACGGGACCGCGCTGGGGCAAAACTCTGGAGCTCAAGGCTCTGTAACGAATGCGGCTGGCAACGGCGCAATGGCCCTTGGTGGCTCCTATGCCTCTGGTAGTAACTCGTTTGCTGCTGCGGTGGCGAACAATACGTCGAGCTACGGGGCAACTGGGTTGAATAGTGTTGCTATTGGATATCAGGCAAGAGCAACTGGAGAGTATTCAGTTGCTATAGGCAGTACAGCAACTTCTGGTAGCAATGCAACAGGAGTATCCAGTTTTGCTGTTAGTGGAGGGTCTGCTGCTGCTCTATACTCTAGTTCAATTGGACCATCCTATTCTAATATAATCGGCAAGGTAGCGTACTCAGGATCATCTCCCCTTACTCAAGGTGGGCTTTACATTTTATGCTGCGATACTGTTGGCGTAACACCAAATGTATTAACTGCCGATAAGCTGGCACCCTCTACGAATAATATAATTGTTCTTGGTCAGCCTCAAGCTATTGCATTTACTGGAATAGTCTCAGCAACAGTTCAGCGCGGGACAGGTACTGATTGTGCTGCATGGGAAATAAAAGGGTTAATTAGGAGAGACTTTCTTGCAAGTAGTACCGTTCTAGTAAACAGTGCTCTTACTGTGATAGGTAACACGCCAGGGTGGTCATTAGCTCTCTCTGCAGATACGACAAACGGTGGTCTTTCTATTACTGCAACTGGTGGTACTGGTAGGAACATCAGGTGGGTGGCTAATATAATGACATCTGAAGCATCTTACATTTAAGGATAATATAACATGGCAATTCAAATTGATTTAACCAACTCTCAGTACGGCGTTCCTTTTGCTGGTGCATATTTCCGTATTGTTACTGCTGCAGTTACTCGCACAAGAGATGTTAATAGCCGACACAGTGTTATGATTGATGTTGCAGGATATGCGACACAACCTGAAAATGAAGATACTCGTGAAGTAGATTTTCGCAGATACCATACACCAATTACAGAAGTTGAAGCGCAGCTTGGCGACACATTCCTATCAAAGTGCTATGCATGGGTTATGTCTCAATCTGATATGACCGGCTCTGTCGGAGTTTAATAATGTCAATCACTACGTGACATAACGCAGCAACCAGGATTTCCACTTTTTGTAACACGGCCTGTGCTTTAATAGTATATAAGGAATACTCATGCCTAAGTTTGATATAAGCAATCCAAGCACTATTCACAAGAGTCTTGTAGATAAATCCAAACAAGTCCAAGAAGCCTTCTGTAAGGCTGCTAATGCTGCATCAGATAAAGGCATGAATATTACCCTGAGTGTAAAGCAAGGTTTACAAGCTGCTGAAGAAGTACTGGCTAGAGAGCTTCTAGCAAAGCAAGAAGAACTTCTAAAGCAGCAGCAAGTAAATAAAGCTGAAGAGGCTCTTAGGATTTCTTTAGAGAAACAAAAGGCTTTACAAGAGCAACAGCATAGACTTGCACTAAACAAAGCCTTAGAGAATCTATCTGACGATGAAGATGAAGAAGACCTTGAAGAAATCTCTAAGGTTCTTCTTCAGCAACCTAAAGCTGTAAAGAGTACAGAGTTTGACAAGCAAGGCAGGTTAGTTACTATCTTTGAAGATGGTACTAGAGTTATCTCTAAGAATGCAGCACCAGCAGATAAGATAGATCAGACAGTAGCTGTACAAATCAATCCTGTATTTGATTACGTAAGGTTTAATACAACTGCTGATACACCACTTCATGAAGAAGGTCTTGTATTCTATGATGACCAAGATCATTCTCTTTGTTATTATAACGAAGACTCTGGTATTACCTTAAACATAGGTAGGGAAGAACTTGTAAGAGTCTATAACAATAACGGTGAAACCTTAGTAGATGGTGATGTTGTTTATATCAACGGAGCAATCCAAGGTTGGCCTACTGTAAAGAAAGCTAATGCTGGCACCAAAGCAACCTCCAGTAGTACTCTAGGTGTAGTAACTGCACCAATTCCTGTAGGTGACTATGGGTATGTCTGTGTATCTGGTGTAGTGCATGATCTAGATACTAGTGCTTATACTGAAGGTACAGTATTGTATTTGAATACAACCTCTGGTAAACTAACTAACATTCCTCCATTACAGCCTAATTATGTAGTAGAGATTGGTACAGTACTTAGTAGTCATTTGACAGAAGGTAAAATCTATGTCAGAGTAGATAAGAGACCTTGGGCACCTTCTGTAGTGATTACAGATAGTTCAGCAAATATTACTTTACCTACAGTACCTACTATATTTAAGGCAGGAGTAGTAGATTACAACGATGGGTTTAATTACGATCCTTTGACTGGAGAACTTGAAGTACTTAATAGTGCATCATACGGTATTAGTATGTTATTCAACGCTATCCCTAGTGCTAGTAATAAAGCAATGTATTTCTATGCTGAAGAAAAGAAAGCTGGTGGTAATTGGGAGATTATCAAGTACTCTGCTAGAAAGCTAGAATTGATTAATGCTCAAGAAACTCAGTTGACTATTACTACAAATAGGTACTACCCTGTGGGAAGTAAAATTAGATTCAATATTTGGGGTGATGCTACAATTACTCTGAGAAGTTCTGATCTACCGGGTACAGTCGCAGGTACTGTAGTACTACCAGCTTATAGATTCTTGATGGCTTAAGTAAGTAATGTAGTAATGTAGTAATCTGCTAGTAATAATTGGTCTTGCTTTTTACAAGTAAATAATGCTATAATATTTTTATTATTATCGTAGTTATTTATTTAAGGTAAGACTTTGTATTAAGTCAATAAAACGTTAGAAGTTATTAAGGACTTATATGGAAGAACAACAAGAAGTAAATAAAGCAAAGTCTTATACTCCTACAGAAGCTATGCGGAATGCAGCTAGGCAAGGACTAAATCTAAGAGAGAAATACGGTAGAGGTGGTTTGAATGCAAGTCAAGCTAAATCTGAAGGTGTAGGTTCTGGTGTAGCTCGTGCAAGAGATATCATCAACGGTAGCCTTTCTCTAGATACTGTAAAGAGAATGCACGCTTTCTTTAGTAGACACGAAAAGAACTACAGACCTGATGTTAAGGAATCTGACGGCGGACCGACTGCAGGGACCATCGCCTGGAAATTATGGGGGTCCTCTGCTGGTAAAGCATGGGCTAGGAGCATCCTAAGACAGGAAGGTCTACTTAAGTCTCAAGATAAACTACAAGTAGTCAAGTCAGCTAATCAAGAATTAAAGCAAGCTACCTTTATTGCAATGCTGCCTGATTCAGTTGATTTACACGGAGACTTTACTTCTGCCGAAGAAGTGCGTAAAGCAATGGAGTCTTTTAATAAGTCAGCTAAACGCACTAACCTGTTTCATCTAGCAATGTCTGATTCTTTTGAAGTACTAGAAAGTTATCTAGCACCTGTAGATTTTATGCTTAATGATGAGTTTGTTGCTAAAGGTACTTGGCTGATGACTCTACAGATTAAAGATGATTCTCTTTGGTCATTGATTAAATCAGGTGAAGTAAATGGAATTTCGATTGGTGCAATGGCTAATGTAGAAATAATTGAAGAGGAAAATGAATGACAACTACACAACGAAAAGCTAAGAGGAAACTGTCTAACATTTCCTTTGATTCTGCAGACTCTCATATTGCTCTAGTCAGTAATCAGCAGGGCGGGCCAGCTAACGGTACTACTCTAGCTATCCTGAAAGGTCAAAAGAACTTCTCAGAAGAGTTTCTAGCTAAGGCTTCACAAGTAAAAGTAACAATGCCTATTGAAGAATTCCTTCAACGCTTCTTCGGGATGTACAGTGAGCAAGCTGAGGTTTTGGCCCGAGCATTAGGATACAAGACTGTACAAATGGATAAAGCAGAACTTCAAGCTCAAGAAGATGCTCTAGATATGCGAGAAGAGCAGATTGATCCAGAGATGCCTGAAGAACCTGAAGTTCAAGAATATGAAGACTGGATTATGTCTCAGCTAGAAGCATTTGAGATTATGAAGAGTCTACAAGATGCTGACAATCAGATTGAAACTCTAATGCAACTAGATGAAGATGAGTATCTAGGTCTTATGAGAGATCAAGCACTGATTGAAAAAGCATTTAGAAAAATTACAAGAGCAGAGAAAGCTCTTGCTAAGAAAGAATCCAGCGATCAAGAATCGCTAATGAAATCTACTCCTGTTGCTTCAGCAGCAGAGGAAGATACCTCAATCGCTAGCGAGGTTAAAGTAGAGGTTGAAGCCTCTGAAATTAGTAAGTCAAATAAGGAAACCAATATGCAAGAAGTTCAAAAAGAAGAACAGACTGTTGAGATGGTTGAGAAGGCTCAACTAGAGTCTATCCTAAAAGCCAATGAAGAAATGAAAATTGAACTTCAGAAAGCTAAGGAACTACTCGATCAATTCCAAGCAGAAAAGAAAGAAGCTATCCTAAAGTCCCGTAAGGCTGAACTAGATGCTGCTGTAAAGAATGATGCTCGTGCAGAAGTTATCTTCAAAGCTATCAAGGAATGCTCTGACGAAGATTTCCAAGCTGTCGTTAAGACTCTTGCTGAAATCCAAGAAGTTGTTGAGAAGTCTGCTCTATTTGAAGAAGTGGGTGCAACTGTTCAGTCAGAAGAGCCTTCTATTAAAGAATCGGCGGTCGAAAAGCTGATTAAGTCCAAGTACAACGCTAAGTAATTTAATTTTATATTGGAGATATAATATGCCAGTAATCGCAACCGATTCATACAAACTCAGCCACCTAGTCAAGGCTGAAGTCCTAGAAAATACTAAGTTTACTCGTGAAGTAGTTACCTTCAACGGTGCTGCTGCTTCCCTAAAGATTGGCACCGTCCTTGGTGTTGTTACCGCAACTGGTAAGTATAAAGTTTGCGTACAAGATGCTGCTGATGGTTCACAGAACCCCGCTGCTATTCTTCTAGAAGACAAGACTGTAGCTGCAACCACTGACACCAAGGTTCTAGTTATGCATCGTGGTCCTGCTTCTGTTAGCAAAGCTGCTCTAGTACTAGATGCATCTTTCAACCTAGATGCTGAAAAGCTAGCCCTGTACGCTGCTCTTGAAGCCAAGGGTATTCAGGTTCTAGAAGCTGCCTAAGCATCTGGTTAATAGATAACAAATAGAATAAGGAAATAATATGCCAATTACTCGTGACTTTAATAACGCATTCGCCGTTGTTGATTATACCCAAGAACTAAACCTAGTACCTAACTCTTGGACTCTACTAAATGATGTTGGTCTATTCCAAGAAGAGTCAGTTTCTACTCACACTGTCACCTTTGAAGAAATCTCTAGTACTCTAGGTCTAATTGGTGACGTTGCTCGTGGTGCTAAACCTCAAGCTAATAAAGACGATCTACGCAAGATTCGTTCTTATCCTCTAGCTCGTTTTGCAGTGGTCGATCAAATCCTACCTCAGGATATCCAAGGCGTCCGGGCCTATGGTGACATGAACGCCGCTGAAACTGAAGCTGCTGTAATGGTTCGCAAGATGGAGCGTATGCGTCGTAACTTCGATATTACTATGGAAGTTGCCCGTTTCAGCACTCTAACTACTGGTAATCTATATGCGCCCCAAGGCACCATTTCAGGTAATCTGTTCAGTGACTTTGGTATTACTCAAAAGAGCGTAGACTTCGTTCTAGGCACTACCACCACTGACATTGTTGGTAAGGTAGAAGAAGTTATTGCCCATATGCAGGACAATGCAAATACTGGTGATGTTATCAGCTCAGTCGTTGCTTATTGCTCACCAGAGTGGTTTGCTAAATTCATTAGCCACGCTAAAATTGCTGACGCATATCGTTACTATTCAGCAACAGCTACCCAAGAGATTCTACGCAATCGTGCTGGTGGTTCTGGTCTATACAGAGAATTCCAATATGGCGGTATTCGCTTCGTAGAAGTCCGTACTGTCCTAGCTGGTCAGCGTCTGATCCCTGCTGGTGAGGTTGTCTTTGTACCACTAGGTACCACCGACACCTTCGTAACCTATATGGGTCCAGCGTCGAAGCTCGACCTAGTCAACACTCTAGGTGAGAAGGTCTACATGTGGTCTTGGCGTGATCCTAAGGGTAACAGCATCGAACTTGAAGCTGAATCCAACTTCGTAAATATTATTAGGCGTCCTGCCCTAGTAGTCAAAGGTACTACTAGCAACTAATTCTTAGGAATTAATTTTAGCCCTCCAAAGAGGGCTTATCATAGTACTTTACACAAGTAGAGTTTTATGATAAGATGCAAGTCTTACAGAACAGGCTAGGTTGATCCCCGAAAGCAAGACTATCCACCTTGTTGCCTTGTTCTTCTTAAGTGGATGTTTCGGGAGAAACTATGGGTGTTCAAAAGTTAGACATAGATTCAGTGAAGAATCTAGCTGTCAGGGGTGTTAATTACGCACAGGCTGCGAAAAAGTTGAGTGTTAGCAGATCAACTGTGAGAAGATTTGCAGAAAAACACAACATAGTGTTTTCTGGAAAACGTGGAAGGTATTTTGACGATCCTTCTTTTATTTCTGAAGTTATACGGATGTATGATTCAGGAATAATGGGTGATGATATTGCAGATTTTCTTTCAGTAAATAGAAAAACTGTATTCAGCATTTTAAGAGAGAACCATAAACTTCGGTCAATTAGTGAAAATTATACTGTAAAAGGTAGGACAATAAAATCTAACTCATTCAGTGACGCAGGAAATGATAGACTTGCTGCTTATTTCTATGGCTGGTTATTGACTGACGGATGTATGTCAGATAATGGAAGAGTTGAAATTTCTCTTCAATATAGGGATAGAGAAGTAATTGAGAGACTCAAGGAATTCTTGAATTGTTCAGTGAATATATCCGATACTAGTAGTATTAATACGAATACTGGTAAAAGACATAAAGTTTCAAGATTTTCTTTTTCAGACCCTCAGATTATTTCTGATTTAAAATCATTAGGAATGACACCAAGGAAAAGTTGCAAAGAGAAACTCCCAAGTTTTGATTGGAAGAATGGGAAGACTGCAAAAGATTTCTGGCAAGGGGTTATTGAAGGTGATGGTTGTATTGCTTGCTATAAGAATAAAGGTATTGTGGGTCTTGTTGGCAGTGAAGAACTTCTTTCAGGATTTAAAGAATACTGTAAAGATGTAGTGGGTGTTAGAGGTGATCCAAGTATTCACTCTAATCCAAACACAAGTGCAGATTTCAGAAGCATCACATATTCTGGTAAGGATGCTGCATTGATTTGTAAACATCTATACAGCGACATCGTTTCCAAACTTCAGCGTAAATATGATAAAGCGATGATAGTTATTGAAAATCACGAAAAACTACAAGCTACTAAAACAAAGTTTATAACTTACAAAGAATCATCATCTAAGTATGAAGTAAGAACGCCATCAATAAATGGTAAAGTGCGCTTTCTGGCTTCTTTCGATACTTTGAAAGAGGCAGAAGAGAATAGAGATGAGTTTCTTGAACTTTACAGACAAATGCTAGAAACCTAATCCCTCTCCTATAAGCATTCTCATGAGTGCTTATTACAGAGTAATTAGAATAACAACGAAGGAGTACTAATGTCCCTAACTTTAATCCAACAGGTCAGGTTTCTAGTGCAGGACAATGTTCCGGGACTTTATATCATATCTGACGATGAAATTCAGTATCTACTGGATAAAAATTCAAACAATGTAAATAGAGCAGCAGTAGAAGCAGCCCGCGTGATACTCTTTAACTTGAGTATGAGAAATGACTCTGTTGTTGATATTTTCAGCATAAAGTCATCATCTAGCGCGAAGGCATACATTGAAGCCCTTAAGCTATTCATCCGTGATCCGTCCCTCAGTGGTGTACTTTCAAATATCAATGGTTATGCAGGCGGCATCTCTATCTCTGATATGCAAGAAAACGATGCTAACCTAGATAACAATATTCCTGTACCTCCTAGTAAATCACCAGAAGACTACAGTATTCCTAGCAATACCTTCTTTACTATCTAAGGATAGCTTATGAATCAATTTCTAATAGCTACCAAATCCTTCATAGATACTAACGGAATCTCTTGCAGTTATATTGCAGTACAAGAAGGTTCTTATAACGTAGAAACAGGTAGTACCACAAATACTGAAACTACCTATATTGTAAAGATGTACAAGAAGCATCTCAAGGCTACGCAGTATAACTACCCTAACCTTGTAGGTAAAGATGCTGCTATGTTTTATCTAACAAATAATAGTCTAGCATTTACTCCTGCTGTAAGAGATAAGATTACCTTCTCAGGTACCACCTACACAATAGATAGTATTCAAGAGCATTCGGCATTAGGTGCAGTACTGCTGTATAGAATTATTGCAGTCAAGGGCTAAGTATGATTACTGCAGATACTTCTAAGTTAGAAAAGCAATTGCAAGACTATGTGCTTGAAGCAACTAAAAGACTAGAGAATGTAGCTGCTGGGTTTGCTTACGAATTGACTCTGACTGCTAGTAAGAATACTCCAATAGGTGATGAGCAATCCCTAGGTGATGAAACAGGTACTTACTATAGATTATATGAGCAACGAGCAAGAGACTATGGTATTGCAATTGAAGTAGGCTTCCATAGAGGTTCTTGGCAATATGCTGAAAACATAGGTGGTTTGGCTTGGAGTACTGCAATCAATCAAACAGAAGATTCTGCACAAGATGCTTATAACTTTGCTCAGATGCAGTACAAGCTAGGTGATACCTTCTATATCGGATCACTTGCTCCTGCAATCGAAAGACTAGAGACTGGAGATATCCGAGGTTACTCTCCCGGAACTATTAGTGAACCTACTCTAGCACAGATTCAACAAGCCTTTGCTGTAGATGCAGCTAGGTATTACAAGGAAGCTATCTGATGGCAATACTAGAAATCAAAAGAGCAGCAGAGAGACATCTACTAGGTATTACACCAGCTTTACCTACAGCTTGGGAAGGTGTTAGCTTTACACCTCCGAGTACTATCTATCAAAGAGTACAGGTAATTCCTAGACGTATTGAAGACCCTGTACTGAGTACTGGATTTCACAGAGAGTACGTTAGCTTTCAAGTATTTGTTGTTTCACCTATCAACAAAGGTACTGCTGAAGCAATCTCTAGAGCTGAAGTAATCCGAGATAGATTCAAGAAAGGTACAAGTCTTCTGGAAGATCAAATCAGAATCCATGTACTAAATACGCCTCAGATTGCTGGTGCTTCTGTACAACAAGACAGGGTAATCGTTCCTGTACTTATCGAATTAGTTGCAGAGGTTTACTCGTACTAATACTTTAGAGGGTTCTCAGCCTTCTTAATCATTTGCAAATGAAATTTAAATTGGAGAAATAATATGGCTTTAAGCACTGGTGTAAACAAGCAAGTTCGTTATAAGAAAGAAAGTTCGTGGGGTACTCTAGCAGGCAGTACTGGTGGTAACGTACTACGTCGAGTAACTGCTTCTTTTAACCTAGAAAAAGAAACTTATCAGTCTAACGAAATCCGTACTGACTATCAAGTTCAAGATATGCGTCATGGTGTACGTAGTGTAAGCGGTTCACTATCTGCCGAACTATCGCCCGGTACATATGCTGACTTCTTAGCTGCTGCTGTAGCTAAGAACTTTGCTGCCGCTACTCTAGGTGCTGCTGTAAGTACTACTGTTACTGTAGCTGGTACTGTCTATAAACTAATTCGTAGCACTGGTAGCTGGATCACTGATGGTGTAAAGGTTGGTATGGTTGTTCGTGCAACTGGTCTAACCACCACTGCTGACAATAACAAGAACCTACTAGTTGCTGCTGTAACTGCTACTGATCTTACTGTAGTTCCTCTAAACGGTGTAGCAATGACTGCTCAGGGTACTGGCACTAGCGTTACTCTAACTGCTCCCGGTAAAGTCACCTATGCTCCTACTTCTGGTCATACTGATGATTCATTCACCTTTGAAGAGTGGTATTCAGACATTGCTCAGTCAGAAGTCTTTACTGGTTGTAAGGTCAATACTGCTTCACTAAGTATTCCTAGTACTGGCCTAGTAACTGCTGACTTTGGCTTTATGGGCAAAGACCTTGCTCAGACTGGTACCTCAGCTTACTTCACTGCTCCTACTGCTCAGTCAAGCACTGGTATCTTTGCTGCTGTTAATGGTGTTCTAATGATTAATGGTGCTCCAGTTGCTGTTGTTACTGATGCAAGCATTAACCTAAACCGTAATATGCAAAACGCTACTGCTGTTGGTTCTAACAGCCTAGTAGAAATGTTTGAAGGTCGTATTCTTGTAGATGGCTCATTCTCAGCTTACTTCCAAGATGGTAGCATTCGTGATCTATTCAATAACGAGACTGAAGCATCTCTAGTAATCGCAATGACTACCAGCAATGCTGCTAACTCTGACTTCGTAAGTATTACACTACCACGCATTAAGGTTAACTCAAACACCCGTGATGATAACGAGAACGGTATCGTTGCTTCACATAACTTCATGGCTCTCCTGAACTCTACTGGTGGTAACGGTACTGGTACTGAGAAGACTACCATTATGATGCAAGATTCTGCTCTAGTTTAATTTAGACTAAACTTATAGATATCCCCTTTAGGTTAATTCCTGAAGGGGATTTTCTTTTAGATAACAAGATATTGACTTAATACTTTATAAATGATAAACTACAAATATGTCTATAGCTATATAGATAAGTATTTTATCAACAACGAAAGGAAACGTACAATGGCATTTGACCTAATCAAGCAAGACTTCAATAAAGCAGCAGAACAAGGCTTTACCTTTGATCTAAAACTACCTACTGGTGAAAACTCTGGTGCAAAGCTAACTGTAATTGGCGATATGTCTCCAGCAGTTAAGGCTTATTCTCGCAAGAAGTTTGCTGAGTATCAAATGAAGCAAAGCATTGCAAAGCGCAAGGGTAAAGATATGGATGACCTATCCCTAGAAGAAGCTGAAGAACTAGCTGTAGAAGCTGCTCTAGTGCGTCTAGTAGATTGGAGTGGTATTCAGGAAGAAGGTAAGGAAGTAAAATTCTCTAAAGAAAAAGCTCGTGAAGTCATGCTAGCTCATAGCTGGATTCGTGAAGCGGTAATGCAGGAGGCTGCAGACCTGACTAACTTTCAACCAAAGTGAACTAGAAGAATTACTTGCTTTTGCTAAACAGGAGTTTACTCTAGGTTCTAATCAAGACTCTAATGCTATGAGAGCAAAGCTAGAGTCTGTTTGGAGGCAGACTGGAGTAAAGCCTAAAGAGCTAGAAGAACTTGCTGAACTACCTGACGTATTCAGGTACATTTGGCAAGACTTCCTAATGCTTAATTCAGCTAGAACTTCCAATGGCTTTGGAGTAAACCCTTTGCAGTACTCAGAGATACTTTCGTACGGTACTTTACAAGGTATTACTTTTCAACCTTGGGAAGTAGAAATCTTGAGAGTACTAGATAATCAAGTACTACAAGTCTATGCTGATAAGCAAAAGCAAGAATCTAAAAAGGCTAAGAAGTAATACAATAAGAATTAAAATATAACTATAACCTTGCCCTTTGCGTGAAAACGTAGAGGGCTTTTGTTTGTGTAGGTTGTAATAATTTATAGAAACAAGAGAATTAGGTTAACCCTATGATTAGAACAAGGATGCTTATCTAAGAGAGGTAATTATGGCACTCCAACTCGAACAACTCGTCTTCTCCGTCGAAACAGGCGCATTAGATGATGCAAGAATTAAAATAGCAAAGCTAGGGGATGCTGTAAACTCCCTGAATAAACCAATGCAAAACATGGCAGTGGCATCAGCGAAGACTGCTGAGGCTATTGCTCGTGCAGAATTAGCTGCTGAGAAAGCCAGAGTAGCTACAGCTAAATTAGGTCAAGAAAATACAGAAGCTGCTCCAAAAGTTAATTCACTAGAAAAACTACTGACTAAACTAACTAATACTTACCTAGATATGGGTAGGGGCTTTAGTAAAGGTGAAGCAAGTATTCTAAACCAAGCTAGAAGTCTAGGTGCATTAGACGATCAGCTTGCTCTTGTTGAAGCTGCTCTTAAGAACATCAAAGAACTTAACAAAGATCCTTTTGATAGTAGCCTTGGCGGTGTTCGTAGTATTACTCAAGAGTTTGAAAGACTTACTCAAAGAGCTAACCTTGCTGCTCAAGGTATCATGCTTACCACAAAGCAACTCGGAGAATACTCAAGACTTGCTGCAGAAGCCAGAAGTAAAACCATTGGTGAAGGTCTAAGTCTTAGTTCACCAGAAGGTCAAGCTAGGATGAATCAACTACTACAAGAAGCACAGACTGATTATCTAAAGACTGCTGCTTCTGTAAATCAGCTTACTGAGCAAGAGCGCCAAAGACTTGCTGTACTAAAAGAACAAGAGAAGGCGCAAAGACTTGCTAACTCTGCATCTATTGAAAGAGCAAAGCTACAAAACGACCTAATCCTTCGTGAGCAAAAACTAGCTTTCGTAAACAAAGAACTTGCTGCCGGATTGACTACAGCAAGTGCTAATGCTTTGTTTAAATACCAAAAAGACCTAGAAGCTGTTGGTGAAACAGCAGATAACGTAGCAAAAAGAACTACTGCATTTAGAGCAGCTTTAGTAGAAAAGCAAGGTTTTAGTCCAATTAAGAGAATTGCAGACGATGCTGCAGAGGCTAGAAAGCAAGTAGACCATCTTGCTCGTGCACTAGGTCCACAGATTACTGATATTTTCGTAGGTCTTGCTACTGGTCAATCACCAATGATGGTTTTGCTACAACAAGGCGGTCAGCTACGAGATCAGTTTGCTCTTGCTGGTGTAGAAGGTACTAAAATGGGGAATGCTTTAGTTACATCTGCTAAGTACATGATTACAAGTATTAAAGATGTTTCTCTAGCAGTAGGTACTTTGCTTGGTACGGCAATTATAAACTTAGGTGCAACCGCTGGTACAGTCTTAACAAAGATGACTGGTGACTTCTTTATTATTGAAGGTGCATCTGCTGCGCTTTCAAAGTCATTTCCTGGTCTTGCGGAGCATATAAAGAACTTAGGCACTGCAATGCACTTCTTTACAGGGTCGATTGCTATAGCTACCTTTATTGGACTAGCCATTGCATTTAAGCAGATTGTACAGGAAGAGTCAGCCCTTTCTCGTGCCTTGCTTACTACTGGTGCTGCTATGGGTTTTACTAAGCAATCAGCTATTGAGTTTGCACAGAGTCTAGAGGGTGTTAGTGAAAGTAAAGCTAAAGATTTCCTGACTGAACTTGCCAAGAACTCTGTAGAAAATACTGGTAATCTAAAAGAGCTTACTAAGACTGCTGTTGATCTTGAAAAATATGCAGGTATCAGTTTAGACGAGACTGCAAAAAGATATGCAGAACTACAAAAGAATCCTGTAGAGGCTTTAACAAAACTTGCTATTGAAACAGGTAGAGTAAACGTAAAAACTCTAGAGCAAGCTGAAAGCATGAAGGAGGCTAAAAATTACACTGATTTAGCTGCACTGGCAAATCAAGAATTTGCTAGGGCAATGGGTGAAGTTGCCGCAGCTGCCTATCAGAATATGTCTCCTATTGAGAAAATCTTCGCAAGTATAAAATCAGAAGCAACTGCCGGATGGACAGCGTTTAAAGAGTGGGCTAATACTCCAGAAGTTCTTAAAGTTGTAGAAATTGCTTGGCGTGGAGTTTCAGGTGTTTTTACTATTCTGCTTGCCGGTGTAAAGCAAATCATTACAGGTATTGGTGCGATTAGTACTGCTCTTGAAAAACTAGGAAGTCTTGATTTAAGTGGAGCATGGGATAGTTTAAAAGATGGCTGGGATAAAATACAAGCTATCGGTAAAGACGCAATGAAGGATGCTTTCAAACCATTGACTACAGGTACTAACTTTGCACCCGGAACATCTGCTGCTGGAGATACGACAGCAAATGCCAGGGCTGCTAAAGCATTTGAGCAGCAAAAGAAAGATCGAGAGAGTGCCAGAAAAGAACTTGAATCTGACGCCAAAAAGCAAGAGAATTACTATAAGAAAGTACTTGACGCTGCAAATAACTATTATGAAAAAATGATAGGGGGTGCAGAGGAACTTACTCAAGCAGAGATCAGACTGCAGCAATTAGAGAATGACTCTGAATGGAAAAATCTCTCCAAAGAACGTCAACAAAAACTAAAAGACATTTGGTTGCAAAATGCAGCACTTGAAAGACAATACAAGCTAACTCAAGAGCAGCGTAAAGTTGATATTGCAGCAGGTGAAGCTAGAAATAAACTAATCTCAGATGGTATCAAAGAAGTAGAGACTATTCAGCAAAGAGTGAAAGATCAAGAGATTGCTCTAGGTTTACTTGAATATGAAAACTCACTAATTGGCACTACTCAAAGTCAACGAGAATACTTAGTTGCTCTTAAGAAAGAAGAACTGGAGTATGAAAAGAAACTTGCTGAAATTAAAGCCAAAGGTTATCTAAGTGGTCAAGAATCAGATGCAATTGCTGCACTTGATAGGGAGTTTGAACTTCGTAAAAAAATTCTAAGCGCAAGTACTTACCAAAAAGAATTCAAAGAAATGCAAGATGTTCTTTCAGGAGCAATCGCAGACGCTCTCTTTGAAGGTGGTAAGAAAGGTGCTGATTCACTCAAGAATTATCTAAAGACTACTTTCAGAAAATACGTAATTGATGTACTAATCAACCCTATTGTTGGCAGTATCATGGGTAGCTTTGGGGTTCAAGGTGGTACATCAGGTGCTGCTGGGTCTTTCCTTGGAAACATGGGTAGTTCTGTACTTACAAATGCAATCGGCGGTATTAGTGGAGTAGCGAGTGCTTTTGGTACAGCCTTTAGTAATGCTGCTTTGAGTACAGTACAGGGCTGGGTTGGTATGTCAGGTACCGCTGCTCAGATGGGTACTTCCTTGGCTAACGCAGGTTATTATGCAGGCTCTGCTGCAGGTACTACCGCAAGCGGTATTGGTGCAAGTATAGGTGCATATGCTCCTTATGCTCTAGCTGCCGTGGTGGCACTGGATCAGCTAGGTATCCTTGATCGCTGGAGTGGTGATCCAGATGCTTTCCTTGTTCAACAAGCACAAGGTACAAGACAATCTTACAGCACTTCAACTACATCTGCTTTAGGCACTATCGGCTTCGTTAACGGGCGAGGTACTATCATGAAAAATGGTAGACTTGTTTCTGAAAAAGGAGAAACTGAAGGAGTCCCTGTAACTGCTCAAAATACTGCTCTTGAATTAATCAGAAATCTAGACAATGCTATTGCAAGTACTTTGAATGAAAGTCAAATCAGTAGTATTTCTAAGAACCTCTCTGGTTGGTATAAGAAGTCCTGGAGTTTTGAAGGTAAGATGCTTGAGGATTGGATTGCTTCAAGATATGAGACTATTCTAAGAGGTCTTGATGGCTCTTTTGGTAAAGTAAAAGATTACCAGAAAGAAGGCGAGAAACTGTCAGAGACTACTGTAAGACTTATCACTAATCTTACTACAGTCTACGGAGCTTTTGAAACACTAGGTATTTCTACAAGAAATGTAAGTGCAAAGTTCAGTACCAATCTAGTTGAGATGCTTGGTGGGGTAAGTAATTTCTCTAGCGCAATGCAGTACTTCTATGAGAACTTTTATTCAGAAGAAGAGAGATTTAAAAATCAATCAAAGAGACTAACGGATTCTTTTGCTGCTCTAGGTCTTGCTGTTCCTAAGACTAGGGACGAGTTCAAGAAATTATTAGAAGGTGCCTTATCTTCTGGAAATACAGGACTATCTGGTAAGTTAATTGCTTTGATGCAACCTCTCAATGACTTTATTTCTGCAACAGAAGAAGTTGCTGTTTCAGTGTCTTCTATTGCAGAAGAATACGCTAGGTTAACTCAAAAGATCATGACAAATGAGCAAATTGCTCAACAAAGAATTGATCTAGAAGAGAGACTGTTTGAAGCAACAGCAAACCAAGCTCAAATAGCAGCTAAAGCTAGGTCAGAGATTGCAGGGTACAATCTTGCACTTTACGATCAAGTAATATCTGCAGAGTCTGCCAAGAAAGCTGAAGAGGCTCGGATAGAAGAACTTAGGAAAGCTGAAGAGGCTAGACTTGAAATACAAAAGCAAATTCTAGATCAGCGAAAGTCTCTAGAAGATGAGTACTTCCAGCTTACAGCAAGTCAAGCAGAGATTGCAGCAAGAGCTAGATCAGAAATTGATGCTTCTAACTTAGCTATCTACGATATGATCGTTGCTGTCAAAGCTGCAAAAGCTGCTGAGGAACTTAGAATTGAAGAGTTTAAGAAAACTGAAGAAGCTAGACTTGAGTTTGAAAAACAAATCAATGATGAGAGACTTTCTCTGCAACAAAGACTGTTTGAAGCTACTGCTACAGAAGCTCAAATTCTTGCTAAAGCTAGGTCTGAAATCAGTGCATACAACATAGCTCTTTACGATCAAGTAATTGCTGCTGAAAATGCTAAGAAAGCTGAAGAGGCAAGAGCAGAAGCTGAAAGAGTGATTCAAGATCAGAGAAAGTCTCTGCAAGATAGGCTGTTTGAAGCTACTGCTACAGAAGCTCAAATTGTAGAAAAAGTCAGATCTGAGATTGATGCATCGAATCTTGCTTTGTACGATCAAGTAATTGCTGCTGAAAAAGCAAAGAGTGCATCTCAGAAACTAGCTGACTCAATGAATCAACTCACAGATTCACTACTAAGTGAAGTAGATAGGTTAAGAGGAGAAATTAGAAATACATCTTCTATTTCTGGAAATGTCACTGGTCTATCTGCAGAATACTTGAGTACAGTTCTTTCTGCGAAATCTGGTAATATGCAAGCAATTGAAAAATTGCCTGAGTACACTAAAGCTATTGAGCAAGCGGTAACTGCTACTGCTGTAAACTCATATGATGTTGTATATGCAAGAGCATGGTTAGCTTCAAGTCTAAGTGGTGTAGCAGATACCATTAATGGTTCTACTGCATCTACACAGACTGTAGGAACTCCTATAATATCCACAGGGGCTGCTGTTCAGACAAATGGAGCTTCTTTAATTTCAAGTAATGCATCTTCTCAAGCAGAGCTGATTGCTGCACTAATTACAGAAGTTCAAGGCTTAAGAGCAGAAGTTCGTGCAGATGTTTCAGCCAACACTAAGACAAGCAGAATCCTTGAGAGAGTAAATCAAGATGGTGATACTTTAAATGTTACTGCAGTATAAGTAATGATATTTATTACTTAATAAAGAAAGGTGTCTAATAGATGCCTTTCTTTTAATGTAATCTTATAAATAAAATATATAACATATAAAGGGTTTATATGAAGGTGGTTAAGCCAAACTTAATAACAAGTACAAGGACTTTTACAAGGGCAAGTACAGCAACATATTACGATAGTTCTGGTTTACTTAAGACTGCTGCGAATAATGAGCTAAGGATTGGTTACAATCCAGAGACTCTAGAATTTGAAGGTGCTATAATAGAAGCTCAAGGGACTAATCAATTTACTTATTCAAATGACTTTACACAGTCTTCTGTGTGGGTTGTAACAGGAGGATCACTTGCAGCTTCGTATGTCTCTCCAACTGGAGCAAGTAATGCAACAAAATTTATATTGTCTAATCTTACTGAACAGCATACTATATCTAGGCTAATCACGAGTAGTAGTACACCAGATTTAGATTATTTGGTTTCTATTTATGTAAAAGCAGAGGGGCATAATTACATAAGAGTTTCTTCATACTCTAACTCATTTGACTTTGATTTGAGCACAGGTGTTGCATATTCTATAGTTGGTGAAACCCCAATTATTGAAAAACTTCAAAATGGCTTTTATAGAATTGCAATCAATCATAATACACCAGATTCAGTCTATTTGACATATAGAATTAGACTAATTGACTCTGCAGGAAATACTACATTTCAAGGCGATGGAATAAGTGGTATTTTGATATACGGTTCACAACTAGAATATCAGAAACTACCAACATCCTATATAGAAACCACTAGTATTACAGCAACTAGAGAGGCAGACGTAATTTCTGGTAATGGTCTTGTATATACTAATGTAACAAATGCATATCCAGAATGGAGCGCTTCTTCTGTTTCATATACAATAGGTCAGTATGTAAGTGTAGGTACTTGGAATGGGGGATCTGATACAGCAATCAGTGATACAACTACTGGTACATACCTGTGTTTAGTAAGTCATACAAGTAGTGCATCTAATGGTCCACTACAATCTGTAACTAATTGGGTAAGAACTGGACCTACTAATCAGTTTGCTGTTTTTGATACTAAAATTAGCAGTCAAACTACAGCAGGTAATGAGCTCATTTTTGTAATTAAAACTACCAGCTTAGATACTATTTCTGCTTTAAATATAAATGCTGAAAAGGTTTTAGTTGCTGTTTCTGACTATGCTAAACCAAATAACTCAATAAGAAACATAATCTTTAATAGAACGGAATACGTATCTGGTACTGAATCTTTTGACTGGTATAGCTATTTCTTCTTTGATGAAGATACTCAAAAAACACAAATTGTTTTTAGTGGTATTATATCATCAGCAGAAAATGTAATTACTGTTAGGCTATCTTCATCTGGCAATACAGCAATAGGTATTTCAGTTGTAGGTAATACAAAATTCATTGGGGATACGCAATACGGAGTAACATCTGGTATTATTGATTACTCAAAAAAAGAAATTGATGAATTTGGAAATTCGTCGCTTATTGTAAGAAACTACAGTAAAAGAATTAATGCAAAAGTTTACTTAACGAATGCTAATCTAAATAGTGTACAAAGATTCTTATATAGCATAAGAGCTAATCCTGTACTTTGGATTGCTTCTGAAGATATACAATACAGTGAACCACTTATTGTATATGGGTTCTATAGAGACTTTAATACAGAAATATCATACCCATCAGCTTCGCTTTGTGATCTAACAATTGAAGGTCTAATCTAAATAAAGGAATTTATATGAGCACTATTACATCTTTACCGACCCCTCCTAGTAGGCAAGATCCATCTAATTTTAACGATAGAGCTGATGCTTTTCTTGGGGCACTTCCTACATTTGTTACAGAGACAAATACTGTAGCTGCCGAAGTAAATTCTTCAGCAAATGCTGTGATAGCAGCTACTAATGTTACAAAGTGGATATCTGGAAATACATATAGTCAAGGTGCCGTTGTTTGGAGTCCTATTAATGGTCTAGGTTATCGCAGGATTACTGCAATTGGTTCTGGAACTACTGATCCAAGTCTTGATACTACTAACTACAAGCAAGTTAATGGTACAGGAGATGTAAGTACATCTGGAAATCAGACAATTTCAGGGGTTAAAGTATTTAATAATAACCTCGGCCTTGGGGTGACGCCGAGTGCTTGGTTCAGTACCCGCAAGGTGGTGCAGATCGGGAATGCGTCGGTAGCTGGCATCGTTGGTTCTGGCGGCTACGAAGTCCGAAGCAACGCCTACCTGAACACCTCGGGGACTGAGGTCTACCTCAACAATGACAACGCCACACTGTATTCCAGTTTCAGCGGTCAGCATAGATGGTACACAGCCCCCTCCGGCACCGCAGGCAACCCCGTCAGCTTCACGCAGGCTATGACGCTGGATGCTAGTGGGAATTTGGGGATTGGTACAGCTTCGCCTTCTGCGAGACTCAGCTTGTCTGGAACCGCTGATACAGGCATCAGGATCAAAGCACCGTCACTAAGTTACATTGATTTTGACGATGCTGATTCTGGAACACCAAATGGTTCTATTGCTTACGAACATTCAAGCAATGTTCTCAGGTTAAGCACAAACAACAACACAGAACGCGCCCGTATTGACAGCAGTGGGAATTTGTTGGTTGGTACAACAAGTTCCGGGTTATCAAACTCAAACTCTGTCAGCCTTCAACCCAACGGAACTTCTGTTTTTAACCACTCAAACGGAATCTCGTCGGGCGTCTCTTATATTACTTTCGCATACAACGCGTCAATTATCGGCTCCATCACTCAAAACGGCACTACAGCAGTCGCCTACAACACCAGCTCCGACTACCGCCTCAAGCACGACATCGCTCCGATGCAGGGCGCACTGGCACGAGTCCAACAACTTAAGCCTGTCACATACAAGTGGAATGCTGACGGCTCTGATGGCGAAGGCTTTATCGCGCACGAACTGGCTGAAGTCTGCCCGCAAGCTGTCACTGGTGCGAAAGACGCTGTTGATGCAGACGGCAAGCCTGTATATCAAGGTATCGACACCAGCTTCCTTGTGGCTACGCTAACAGCAGCAATTCAAGAGCAGCAAGCCATCATCACTGAACTGCGCAGCCGTATTGAGGCGCTTGAATCTATCTGAAAGGAAAAACCATGACTACTCAAATCACTTGGACTATCTCTCAACTAGATCGCAGCTTACCTGATGGTTTAGTTTTGACTTGTCATTGGTGCTGTGAAGGTACTGACGAAGAATTCTCTGGCTCTGTCTACGGTACACAATCATTTCCCGCAAAAGATACTTCAGATGAATCATTTGTTCCTTATGAAGAAATCACTGAAGAGTTAGCCCTTACTTGGTTGCACGAAGCAATGCAAGAAGAACAAGTCCTAGCTCACGAGCAGAATGTAATTCAGCAGATCAATAAGCAAAAGAATCCTGAGAGTGCTTCAGGTCTTCCTTGGGCTTAATCTAGAATCATGCAAACAGCATCTAACGTATCAAGTACAATAGATGCTACGCTTGCAGCAGCAGGGAGTAAAGCCACCTACACAGGATCAGGAATGGTCTTGTCAGGGTGGTTCTTTAGCTCTGAGTTTGCTGTATTCGTAGGTATCTTAATGGGTATTGCTGGTTTTCTAGTAAACTGGTATTACAAACACAAGATTGCTAGTGCTGAGATTAAATTCAAATTAGATGAGTTGCATCTCAAGCAAGAGCAAGCTGAAAGAGAAAGAGTAGAGCATCAATACAGAATGAAAAGCATGAAACATAGGTGCAACGACCATAGTGATTGCAATCATGAAGAAGGTTATTGCTCTCATATTTCAGAGTAAAAATTATTAAACAAATAAAGGAGTGCTTTATGCAACTTGGAGTTATTTTAACAATCTGGTATGGAGTACTCCTTGAGTTTGTTAAGGATTGCTTTTGGATAAAGAGGTAATATGTTGGAATGGTTAGGTAGTGGTATACTAGGTTCTTTATTCGGTGGTGTATTTAGGCTTGCACCTGAAATCATCAAGTTCTTTGATAAGAAAGATGAGCGAAGAATTGAACTTGAGATGCTTAAGGTTCAAGTAGACCTTGAGAAAACAAAAGGTGAACTCAGAGTAGAAGAGAAGTACGTGGACTTCAGTACTACTCAGCTTGATACATTAGCTCAAGCCTATAAGTCTCAAGCAGAAGAGGCTAAATCTTCTTACAAGTGGGTATCAGCAGCATCTGCTTTGGTAAGACCAGTAATTACTTACTTTGTATTTGGTCTATATGCTTGCTTTAAAATTACTACAATGATCTATGCATTGAATTCAGGTGTAGCTTGGGTAGATGTAATGCAGATGCACTGGACTACTGATGATTTTGCAATGCTTAACATGATCCTTACGTTCTGGTTCATTGGTAGGAGCATTGAGAAGTACAGGAAGTAATCATGCCAGAAAGTCAGCAATCAAAGATTGAAGAACTTAAGAAAATCTGCATTACAGAGTTCTTAGTTCCTTTTGAGTCCTATCATAAAAGACTTCCTAATGGTGACTGCCAGAGCTATGCTGACCCGGCAAGTATTAACGATCCTATCAAAAAAGGAGAACCTTGGACTATAGGCTACGGTAGTACTTTTGATGAGCGCGGAGTAAAGGTCAAGCAAGGGGATGTCTGGACGCACGAGAAGGCTCTTAGAGCCAAGGAAAGTGCTTTGAATATCTTCCTATCAGCATTGCTTAAACTAAGCCCTAAACTAATCCTAGAGCCTTCTAGGCGTATTGCTGCAGTACTGTCTTGGTGCTACAACTGCGGGATGGGGAACTACAGGATCAGTACCTTCAAGAAAAGGATTGATGAAGGAGATTGGGAGAGTGCTGCTAGAGAATGCCTGAAGTGGAATCTTGCAAATAAGAAGGTTATGCGAGGATTGACTAGAAGAAGGCAAGCTGAAGCTAGTGCTATTTTGAAGCCTTGAATCAAGGTGTTGGTAGTTATTGATAAGTACCTGCAGTACGCTGTGTATAGAAAAAAGAAACCCCGAGGGATTATCTCCTTCGGGGTATTTTTATTTTTTTTTTATGCTAGATGTTTTTGAAGTTCTGTAAACCCACCAATCAGCGTACCATCAACCCATACTTGGGGGAACGTCTTAGCTGTTGGGTTAGCTTCAAAGAATTGCTCACGAGTCCAATCTCCTGATTCGATATTGCGTTCCTCAAACTCAAGTTCTTTACTCTTTAGCAAACCCTTAGCACTTACACAGTAAGGGCAATTGTTTTTAGACCAGACCACGATCTCTTTCTTGTCAAATTGATCATATGCAGCGTCGTACTTACCGATCATGGAGCCTTTGCTGTAGTTAGTGGTATTTACCTCGAAGAAGTTCTCCATCCCACTGTTACTAGTAATCCAGTCCAACCAAGGGAAAGGATTCTCTACATTAAACTGTGGCTTAAGTCCTAGCTGAACACTGCGGAAGTCTGCAACTGCCCTGACATACTGCTTAACCTCTTCTCTTGTAATGCCCTCTACTGCACCTGTATCAAAAGCTAGGTCGATGAAATTGTCTTCAAGTTCTACACATTTACGACATGTTTCGTAAAGCTCCTTCTTAAACTCATCATTAACAATCTTAGGGTGCTCTTCTAGGAACTTACGAAATAGAGTAGAGTTTCCTTTCACATGTATGTTTTCCTCGGTCTGCGACCATGTGTTAACATCCGTCATCCCTGGAAGAATCCCTTGGCGCCCAAAGTTAAGTAGCATGGCAAAAGTGCCGAATAGGTTCACACCTTCTACATAGCACTGCTTGCCGAGGGATAGTGCAATATTTTTATAAGAATCATGCTTCAGGTCGGACATGAAATCTAGCTTTTCCTTCATCTCACGATACTGCATGAATTCCGTGTAGAAGTCTTTACCGAAACCTAGAGTATCGTTAAGCAAAGCATAAGCACGTTGATGAGTACCTTCACGGTTAGCGAAGCTCCCAAGCATATTACGAACTTCGTTGTTCTTAAACACAGGGATCATATGATCGTAGTAATCAGAACCAACTACACGATCTCCTTCAGTAAACAGACGAAGAATAGTCTTAATGAATGCCTTGGTCTTCTCAGGAATGAGACCAGTCTGCCATTGCATAAGGTCGTCTTTAAGAGAGACTTCCCAAGTACCCCAATGAGCCTTTTCATGCTCTTCAGTAATCTCCACGAAGTCAGGATAGAGAGGATAGTAAGTTTCGCTTGCTTTCAGTAGTGACATCTTTGTTCTTTCATATGAAGAGGGACGATGCCCTCTTGTGTTAAATTAATTTAAGCCTGACAAGAAATACATTCTTCATCTTGCTCTTTGCTAGATTCAGGCTCTTTCCAGTCCTGAATAGCAGTACGTGTGATTGTTTCAGCTACTGTAGGTGCTGTAGCTGCTCGACCAGTACGGAAGTAGTACAGACTCTTAAGGACGTCTGAGCAGAGTGCCTTCAGGTGAACTGAGTTGATGTAAGCCCGGTCGGAGCCAGGAAGGAAGAACAAATTCAGACTCTGTGCTTGACATACGTACTTCTGACGATCTTCTGCTTGCTGTACTAAAACGTGCTGATCAATCTCCCAAGAGGTCTTGAAAATTTGCTTATCTTCTTCAGACATTTCTTCAATCCATTGTACTGATCCATTTCGGTTAATAATTTCACGCCAAACTTCTTGTGTATTCTTGCCGTACTTAGCAAGTACAGGTTCTAGGTACTTGTTCTTAACAAGAATGATACCTGCTCTTGACTTCTGAGTGTAAGCGTTACTCATCAAAGGTTCAATGCTAGGTGATGTGCCGCAAAGCACAGAACTGTTTGCATTAGGTGCAATCGCAAGCAAGTGACTGTTACGCATACCTGAACCAACAATATCGTTTGGCTCACCGCGAGTAATAGCCAATGCCTTGCTTTTAATCACAGCTTGCTCTTTAATCAGCTTCCAAATCTCTTTGTTAAGTTCAATTGCTTTAGTACTTTCAAATGCAATACCTTCTTTCATCAGAAGATTAGCCCAGCCCATACCACCAATACCAATTGCTCGTTCTTGAGCAGCACTAAACGCTGCACGAGAAAGGTCTTCGTCTGACCAATCAATAAACCACTGAAGAATATTGTCTAGAAATTGAACTAGGTCTTGAACAATACCAGAGTCTTTCCACTCGTTGTACTTTTCTAGGTTCAAAGAACTAAGGCAACAAATGGCGGTGCGTTCATCATTGTTTGGTAGTGTGATTTCACTACACAAATTTGATCCATTGTTCTTTAACCCTTTCTTTTTCTGAAACTCATTTAGTTGTTGATTTGCGTTATCAATGTTGTAAAGATAAGGCTCACCGTTAAACTCTCGTGTCTCTAGGAACAGTTCCCACACATACCTTGCACTAATCTTTTCACGAACTTCTCCAGTATGAGGGCACTTTAGTTCATAGTCCTTACCTTCTTGCACTGCCTTGGCAAACGCTTTTGTAAAGTTCACACCATGATGTACACCCGAACGATTAACGATCTTGCGGTTAGCATCACCACCTGAAGGGGTTCGCATCTTAATGAACTCAACAATATCGGGGTGATCTACATCGACATAGACTGCGCAGCTTCCCCTACGATTTTTCCCTTGCCGCCAGTAACCCATATCGCCATCTACAGTCTTAATGAAAGGAATAGGGCCGGGAGCAACATCAGTAGTAGCACGAATCTTAGACTGAAGGCTAGTACCCCCACCCATTACGCTGAGTAGTTTAATCTCTGCACTGGCTTTCATCTGAGACTTAATGCTATCACCAAGGTAAGTAAGGAAGCAAGAGATAGGCATTGCCTTGGGGGTCTTACCGTTCCAAGCTGACTTACGAAGTTCCTTGTTACCGTCTTTCCAGAACTCTGGATTTTCTACAGTCTCTTTATTCCAAGTTCCTTCTACAGCATTGCTAAGCGGAGGTGAAGAAGGGAACCACCAACCCCTAGATGCAGCATCATAAAGTCGTTGAGCAAGTTCATCATCACCGTAGCTAAAGTTGTTCATTACTCGTGCAAGAGCAGTTTGAGCTGTCTCGCCTTTAATAGAAGAGTAAAACTTTGTCAATAGCTTTAGGCCGTCTTCTGTCAGGTTTGAATCTCGCTCTGGATAAATAGTGATACCAGCGTACTTTACTTGTGTTTCTTGCATTTACTTTCTTTCCTAAATTAGTTACTCAATTCCGCTTCTCTCTAGCATCCCTTTGCTCAAGAGCAATCTGAGCATCTTCTGTCAAGCATTTCTCTCGATAAAGACTCTCAAGCATTTTACTACCACTTGCTTTATCAATGGCTTCTTTACTAGCATAACCTGACTTCAACCATTCTTCATCTAGCCTTGATCTTCCTACCCATCGAGAGCATACTACGACTTCATTGAATCTATTCCTATGCTGGATAGCATCCTGTCGGATATAAAACTCATTCATATCCATACCTAAGCTGTGCATCAATGCTTTGAACTTCTCAGGTTCTTGCTCTTCCATCAGATAAGAATACTCAGGCATTACCTTAGCAATCTCAGACTCTGAGATGATAATATCAGCAACAATAGCTGAAGGTCGTTGTCGCTTTTTTTCCAAGCACTTCTCCTTGTCTTGAAACCTTAGCTCTACCTCAAGAAACGGGTATTTATCTTATCACGCAAAGCTAAGGTTTTCTAGGGTTAATCTTCTTTGCTTCGTTCGTCTTGCAACTCATCTAGCTTTTCATGCGCTACGTCTTCAAGACTTAAGTATAACGCAAACATAGCCAAGACTAGCAAGAGTAAGTACAAATAAATCATACAATTATGCAGTACCTTTAGTAATCTTCTCAATAGCCTCTAGGTCTTTCTTAAGCCTTAGAACATACCCAGAAGCGTCTAGAAGCTCCTCTAGAAGATGCTGACACCATTCAGAAGGTTTCAGGTCTTTACGATCTAGAGTAGTACCGTATTTAGCAATACCTGTTTGACTGCGTTGCAGGAGAAGTTCTCGGATCTCTGCAACGATGCCGTCTTCAGGGTTTTGAGTATTTAGAGGGCTTTCTTTATTTACAGCTTTAGAGTAAGGTTTCCAGATTATTTGCATATCAGCACAAGAATAGAATTCATTCGCTGATCGACAACCACTCGTCTCGTTAAGAAATGCACATTCTCGGCAATCATCTTCTGCATCGTGAGATGATTTGTATACAACACCATCAATGTAGATAACCTTGTCTTTCTTCAACATCTCTTTACTCCTTCTCAAAACCATCTTGCTGCAGCACTTCTGGAATGCAATCCAGTAGATCATTACTTACAAAATCCAAAGGCTTACGAACTTTATCGTTAGCATCCTTGATTACATAAAGCTCGTAGTCTGCATTGTACTCTGCTCGGCATTCTACACCTTTGCGCTTAAGTTCAACTACAGATTCCTGAGCAATCATAAAATCACTAGGGAACTTACTGAAGTTATTCATAGCAGTCTTCTGCATTGCTTTACTTACGTCTACACCAAGCTGTTCTAGCTTCTGCATCAAGCCTAGGGTAACTACTAGCACATCAATACAACCATCAAGGACTTCTTCGGGGTTATTATCCGTAACTCCACAAAGAATCTCATTGACTTCTTCGTTGATTAGTAATGACTGCTGGTATATATCTTTGTAAGAGCATTGCTTATCTTTACCTGCTAGTTCATTAAAGAGATAGCAATCAGAAGCAAAGTCTTCAAAGCTATAGGTCATATTGTAGATAGGTTCGTCAAATTGAAGTTCAAGTTGTTGCATTGTATTTCCTTTAGATTACTTCTGAATCAGTCTTGTAAACCCAATTGATTGCATAAGGGTGTTCTTTCTCTCGTACCCACCATGCAGTCTTTTCGTCTCGTAGTACTTCAAACTCTTCTCCAATGTATTGCCTATACCAGAGAATAAAGTTACTGCATTTTAGGATTTTAATCTTGATTGTATCATCGGTCATATGTTGCTGCCTCGAATTGAGCTAGGTTAAAGGAGAGAGTCAAAAGAACATCTGGTTTATCTAGACCAGTAGTGTAGCGTTTAGCCCATGCTTCAAAGCCTCCACAACCAATCATGTACCGATTGTCTCCGTGTGATGCTTTAGCTAGACCATCATAAGCCATACTTAGGTATTGCTGTGCAGATCGGACTAGCTTTGCTAGACTAGGAACTTCATTAGTACCTTCTGAAAGACTAATCCACTTCCAATCAAGGAATGTCATAACCTTATGCACCCTCTCAAAGTCAAAGTTATCTAGGACTTCGTTGATTAGTTCTTCTTTACTTTTGTTGTACTGCATCTTTACTTCCTTCTTGCTCGTTAAGCCTTATCAGGCTTGACTCTTGTTCCTGTTTAATGACTGCTTGGATTAGATCATACCCGAAATCTCTGTTGTTTATCAGGTCTTTGAACTTCTTTTTTCTATCTGCTGCGTTCTTCCCTGCTTCACCTCCTAGGATGATTAAGACACGATCTTTTTGTTGTTCACGAAGAGAATTGAACTTAGTCTGGACTTTCTTTAGCCACTGAGTATGTCTCCAGCGAGTATCGTGTTCCCTAGAAAGATACTCAGAGCACTTCAAGAGTAGTGTCGGTAGGTCTTCATTGTACCACCATTTCATGTGTCTCTTGAAGGCATTCTCGACTACACCTAGAAAAGAGTTTGTGCTTCTCTCAGCTACACCACGGATGTACATGTTGTCATCATGTGCATGCTCAAGTACGTGCTTTCCTGTAGCAATCTCAAGTCCAGTAATAGCACATTTGTTATCTTGTTCTTTTGTAAGAAGCTCTCGGACTTCCTTTACCTCTTTACTTGTTCGTAAGTCTTTTGTCATTTAACCGTCCAATCCTTCATCTGCTGAAATAAGCCTATACTTCTTTTGTGTAGTATTTCCGATATCACTAATGTCTGGATGATATCGTACAGTTACTTCAGCAATCTGTGGCTCATCTTCACCTATACCTACTTCAAATTTGAAATAACTCACATGCTTAGGAAGACCAGTGAAACCGAGTTTTTCTAGGTCAATATTTGTGTAATTTAAATACTCAGGCATACTTTACTCCATATTTATCAAACAGTTCATTTACATCAAGTGGATCATTCTTCCTGCGATGCATCCTACAGCACTGGAAGTACAACTCAAGCATAGACTTCCAATCTGCCTCATGCTGCTGTCCTTTGAAGTCCATGTACTGAAACTTCTCTGGATAGAACACCTTGAACTGCTGTATAACAGCCTCTAGGACTTCTTTAGGAGATTCTAGAGCCTTCAGGACTTCATATGCAGACTTAGGGCCAAATCTAACACTACTGAGGTCATAAGCGCAATAATTATCTACAGGGTCTGAACAAATCCATTGATATGCAAGGAACTTGATACCATCACCTTTGACTTTGTTCTTGTCAAAAGTAAGACTACCTAATTCAGGGATTAGCTTGTATTCTACATCAGAAAACCCTTCTGTAACTAAAGTAATGCCATCAAAAGAATCAGAGTCTTTCTCGTAGCGATACAGCAATGGTAGATTACCAGCAGCTAGGTTTTCATAAGCTGCAACACAGGTTTCGTCATCAACTTCAGCCCCTACAGCTTCAAGAGCATTGAACTTATTTCTAAGGTATTTCTTAGCTTCTTGCAGATGCACTGGACGCAGGCTTCCTGAACGATTACCCTTGTAAGGCTTAGGGAGTGGTAGCTCATTCCTGAAGTTCCAAGTCTCTCCTGCAAAGATAACTACATCATCTGCATTAGTTAGATTTGCAATGCGATCAATGTGCCTCTTGCAAGTACTTAGGATGTACTCCAGTGGTTCACTGTCTTGCTTATCAACGATTTGATAGTCTTCGGTAATCTCCTTACCTCTTTCCTTCATAGCTTCTTTGAACTCTGTCCTGTGCTTGAAGGACTTGCAGATACCACTAGGTTTGTGCAGAACTTCAATACTTCGTTGCTCTCCTGCTGCACTGCATTTGTATGCAATGCTATCACCATCTAGGATTAGTACTCTTTTCATAACTCTCCTTGCTTCAGATGTAAAAATACCCTGAGCATAAGCCCAGGGTTCATTATACCTTAATTCTCGTAAATCCAGGAATCAAAGTCTGTAATTTTAGGAATCAACTGCGAGCAACTTCAATAGTATCAAGTACCTCTTCTGATTTCTGTTTAAGCTCATCTGCCTTACCACTTGCCATAGCTTTTGCTACGTTAGCAATTACACTTGCATTCAGGCCAGACTCCTTAATCTCGGCCTTAATATCCTTAATTTCTTCGTCAATGGACTGAATCTGAATATATTGCTTTACGAGTTTTGCAATAGCTTCTTTTTTATTCATGTTTATTCCTTATTACATTATTACATTATTGCATTATTTGATTACTTGTTAACCGAGATAGAAACCTTAGCTACAAACCACAGGAAAGCTACTGCAAGCCATGTCCAGAAATTATAAGGAATTGCAAGGACAGGGAATAGCGTATTTAGGCTTGCTGCTACAGCAATTGGTGCAAAGATGATTACAGCAACAAGTGCAAGTACTACAAGTACAATACCGATGATACCTGCTGTAGTCTCAAGGTCTAGTTTTTTAGTAAAAGTCATTCTTTATCCTTTGATTTTGAGTTCTGTTTCTTAGCTTCTTCAGCAGCTAGTTGAGCTTGAATCATGACTTGCTTGAAGACTGCTCGTTGGTTATCATCTACGATAGTTGTCATGAAGCGCTTGGTTTGCTTTGAGAGTTTGAAGGTACTATTTGGTTTTAGCATAGTAGAAGTTTAAAATATTGATCTGAGATGTCTTGAACTTTGTCTAGGTTTTCCACGAATACTTTTTCGTTAAGGTATTCGCCTGAAGAATCTTGGCCGTTTAGAGTAACTAAGAAACCGTTAGAGATTTTCTCTACTTCTAGAGAATTACATCGTTTGATGATTTGCATATTGTTTTATTCTTTAGAAGAACCTAGAGGTTAGTCTAGGTTCTTGTTGGTTAAGTCAGATCAAAAAGGACTTGAATCTTCCGAATCTTCATCAAAGACTGGCTTTGATTTCTTAGCAATAGCCTTTGCAGCAGCTTTAGGAACCTTTACAGAATTACCTTCACCGTCATCTGCAAAGTCACTAGCACCGTTAGCTTGCAGAGTAAGACCGAAATCATCAGCACCATCGCCACCAGCTTCCTTGTACTCAATCAGATTAGTTACAAGGACATTACGCAGTCGTGCAAAAGTACCGTAAGTATTGCTAGTCTCTTCAAATGAAACCTTACCACGACTACCATTAGCAATCTTGATACCAGCTTCTAGTGGTACAGCAGCATTACCTTTCTGTACAAGTACTTTAGGCCAGAACTTCTTATCAATCATGTTGCCATCTTTGTACTGAGCAGGCTTCTTTAGAGCTAGGATGTACTGCTTTTTCTCGTTAGGGTATGGAGGGGCAATCTTGTAGATTTGCTCAAACTCTGAAGTCTTTACGGACTTACCTGACTGCTTTGCGAAGCGTTCACCGAATGCATCGTAAGTGTCTTCGTCTACTACAATGCTGATACTGAACTCTTTGTCTTCACTCTGGTATTTGAGAGTAGGTTCAGTGACTTTTGCGTAGACTAGGATGCCTTCGATTACGTTGTTTTGCATGATATTTCCTTTTGAAAGTTAAGTTGGTTTGAGAAGCTGTTTAGAGTCTAGCTTAACGACTTGGAGGTTATTCTAACACAGACTTAGGAGTTTTCTGCATCTACTTCATCTTTTTCTTCACCTTTCTTTTGGTAAGGTCTTACGTGCCAGAGTCCGCACTTTGTAAGATGACAATTTGCAATCTCTTCACGTTGAAAGTTACTGCAATCCCAGCATTTAGCATTGATGGCTAGGCGCAAGGACTTTGGGTTTTCTTGAAGTTTTTCTAGAGGGTTCTTACGAGTACCGCCGGCTTCACGCCATGCTTTGAGAGCTTCTTGAGCTTTCTCACGAACTGACTCAAGTATCTCAATCTTTCTTTCAGTACTAGATTGCATTGTAACTCCTATCTGGTGCAACTTGTTGGTTTCGATCCAACTACCAAGGAATTATGAGTTCCCTGCTCTCCCATTGAGCTAAAGTTGCTGGTTGATTACTAAAGATACTTTGTGCAACTGGCTGGATTCGAACCAGCGACTCATTTCTTAGAAGGAAATTACTCTATCCTCTGAGTTACAGTTGCTCAAAATACCCTTAGTAAACGATCCTGCAGTTTACTTCAGCAAGATCAATGAAGTTCGTAACAAGGAGGACTATGAATATCTCTGGAAAGACAAGACTTGATTATACACTAGTTCACCTTCATGTCAACCTTCTCTACGTGCTTTTCGATAGCTTTCATAACATCGTACAGATCTTGCAAAGGAATACTTAAGCTACCTATATGCCTACCAGATGCAGCATCTTTCTTGATGAGAGTCTGGTAGTACGGATCGTAAGTGTAAGTATACATCAAAACTTGCTCCTGAGAAGGTGTTAGTTGAAATTTTCTTAGGTCAGAGATAGTTGCTTGGATGGTTTGTAGGAGAGTCATGGTGGGTGTACCTTGTTGGTCATGCTTGGATTGTAGCATAGGTTTAGCTTTTAGTGAACTTCTTTCCAGCTTTTCCCGATCTTGCCTTCTCCAGCAAGCGGGACTTTGATCTTCAAGAACTCGCCAGCCCTTGTGATAGCTTTCTCAATCATTTTTGATACTTCTTCTGCTACAGCTTCTTCGCATTCATACTCTAGCTCATCATGAAAGTAACCTATGCGACGAACAATACAGCCTTTGTAGACGTAGTAAGGTCGGCGTTTTTCGTCCCAATACATCTCACCTAGCCACTTATCCATGAACAGCCCAGCATAGTCCATAGTAATACCACCGCAGCTCTGGAAGATTGTATTCAGCAAAGCAGACTTCTTTCGAGTCATTAGGATACGACCGTCAATAGCTGGCAGATACTTCTTCTTCCCTGTAGTTTCCCAATAAGACTCTACCTGTTTCTTCAGTGCAGCAGTGCCGGGGTTAGCCTCCCAAAATGCATCCAGAGCCTCCTTGCCGTACTTCTCAGGGATTCCTAGAGTGCTAGCTACTTTAGGTGCTGCTGCTCCGTACAAAATGGCGTAGAAACCGTTCTTGCTCTTGTTGCGATAAGGTTTCCACTTTGGATTTTCCTTATCAAAGTCAGGGGAGTTATACAACTGCTTTACTTCATCGTAGATATTTCCATAGAAAGCATGAGCATTCTTACTATGAACATCACCCTTGAGAAGTTCGTCTGCGGTTACGCCACCATCATAGTTGTGAGCATAGTGTCCCTGGACCCTGCCCTCAAGAGCAGCGGCATCGCCTGCAGCTATAAGCATACCATCCTCTGCAACCCACAAAGACCTGAACTCGTATCCTAGAAGAACTTTAGGATCAGCTTTAGGTACGTTGACAACAATCTTGTGCTTTTGACGATGCGAACTTGCAATGCCTGTCCTGCCAGCACCTATGCGGCCATCGTACCTTAGTCTATCATTCTGCAACCAGCCTTGCAAGACAGATAATCTATTCCTTAGAGAAAGCCACTTGACTACCTGCTTGACAAGATCACCTTCAATCTTCTCAAGATTAGGACATAGCTTGCCAGCCTCCTGAATCTTAGGGGTAGTGGGAATCAACTGCCGAGTATTTGGATCACGCATAGGCTTACCGTCAGGGCCGCGCTTGAAATTGAACAGAGTTGGTTTCCATCCTTGTTCTAAGAAGTAGTCCTTCATCTGATCTTGGTTAGCCATCTCCATAGGCAGTTTCATGTCGATCATAAATCCAGCCTTGATAGGGTATTGCTTTCCGTAAACAGTTACTGTATTGCTTAACTCATCATAACTTCCATTGTGCTTTTCGATCCACTTCTCCATAGTACTCGACAGTGAGCCATCTTTCTTAAATGGTTTTGCTGGCATGGAGTACTCTTTCTCTTCAGTTTTCTTTAGAGAACGTGCAGGTAGTTTAGGTTCTACGCTGGCCCTGATCTCTTCCATCATCTCCTCAATCCTTATCTTGAGAGATTTGGCAGCTTCTACATCAAACTTCCAGCCAGTTAGTTCTTGACAGGACATTAGGTAAAAAGACTTCTGACCTGCAACGAAATGCTTAGGCCATCCACTCCAAGACTTGTATAGTTCTTTCCATTCCTCTACAAGAGCAATAAATGTCAGCTTACCGACAAGTGCATCTCGTTCGCAATATTTATCCATGAGTGGATGGTACTGCATAAACTCTGCGCCATCCTCTGCTTTACTGTCCAATGCACCGATAGAGACTAGCTCTTGCCTGAAGTCAATTTTAGGCATACCGACCTGAGAACCCCAATACTCAATAGAGTGCTTCTCGCGGTCGGGGTTAAGATACATTGAAAGATAAAAAGTATCTACAAAAGATACCTCACGACCTTCTATACTATCTGGCCCTACAGTGTATTCAATTCCTAGAACAAACATCAAGACAAAAATATCATAGCCAAGACCGTTATGGAAAGCTACATTTGGCTTGTCGTACTTGTCTAGCCAGTTGAGTAGTTTAGTCTTAGCTTGCTTGTCCTTGAATGGATGTAGCTGCAGCTTGTCGCTACTGTCAATGTCTTCTAGGTTGATAACCCAGATCTTGTCAGCTTCAAAAGTAAAACCGTTGGCTTCGATATCTATAGAGAATCCGTTGTACATAGTGCGTCCTTTCATGCTGCCGAGTATAGCACAAAACAAAAGCCAGCGCAAGGCTGGCATGATGTTATGTTCCGTGATCTTCTGTAAATCCTATCCCTCTTTCCTTGAGGTCTTGTACGATTTCTTCCTTAGCTTTTAAAGCAAGTTCCCAAGCTAGATCATCTCCATACTTATTTAATGAAAATGACCTATTTATAACATTACCATTATAGCTAATAGTTACAGTATACCTGCGAATAAGTGTCCCTCTGTGATCAAAGAACTCAGCATAAATAATATTATTCACACCTGTTTTATTGTTGCTGTTAAGTGACCTATTTTTTCCATTTATTGAAGGAGGTACTGCGCGTAGGTTTGAGATTTTATTATTCTGCCTGTCTCTATCTATATGATCAACATGATAACCATCTGGTATTTTACCAAAGTGTAAATACCAAACTAATCTGTGGGCCTTGTAGTGACTTCCGAGTGCGTGTACTTTCCAGTAACCATCTTCTGAATCTAGTGACCCAGCCACATCTCCTATCATGACTTTAGAACTCTTGGATGTTTTACCAATCCAGCGTAGACAACTCGGACTACTTTCATCATAAGCTATGAATTTCTTTATATCTTCACAGTACTTTTCTTTCAATTTTTGATTGATTTCTTTAACCTCAAGATTATCAATTCTAGGGTTTGTGGGATCGTTATCCTTAAACCAAATTGTATGATCTTCTGGTATTGGTCCGTTATGCATTACCCAAATAATCTTAGGTATTGAAATACGATTGCCTTTGTATAGAATGATGAGTTTACCATCGCTTGCTTTGCCTCCAACAATAAGTGACTTGCGTGGTGTCGGAGAACCTTTGTTACCAACTCGGTGGGTTGTTTTCCAGAGTAGACAAGTTGGGCTAGATTCATCATATTTGAAAATCTCATTCCAATCTACATTGTGCAGTTTATCATGTGCTTTATTATATAGTGACATCTTACTCCTTTCGTTATGAAGTAGATATTATATCACATCAACCATAAAGAAGTAAGATACCAAGCAATTTAGAAGTCTACTACTCCATGTTCACTACAATACTCATCAAAGTCATAAAGACGGTGAGTTTGATTGCAGTAGTACATAGAGCCTGCCTTACCAGTCACGCCATTACTGCGATTCTTAGTTAGCATGATATGTGTACAGTTGCGGATCAGGTCTGACTCGTTGTACTTATCACGTTGAAGCATGATAACCCAGCTTGCACTTTTAACCTGTTGACTTGCACCAATGACTGCCTCTTCTGGAACAAATGCACCAGTACTTGCAGACTCTTTATTGCTACTGCCCTTGCGAATATGTGCAATATTAATAAAAGTTACATTGTAGTTCTTAACAATAGACTTTTGCCATTTCATAAGATTAGCTTGTGCTTCAAGAGGAAGCCCATCAAACAAGTCGGAAATTGGGTCCAAAATAATAACTTTTACACCGCAAGCAATAACCATTTCTTCAATCTTATCCTGCAGAACTTCGATACTTCCATCGCGTTCATCAATAATCATGAAACGATCTTGACCGTCAGGAGTCTTGAATAGTTCTTCTGCTTTCTCTTTAACCCTGTCTTGCTCAAGAAACTTTAATTTCTCCGCAGGGTCTTTAATATTTGCAATCTTATTCTCAATGTGCCTTGAAAGCATCGCCTGAGCATATTGACCGCAGGTAAGTTCTAGACTTACAACACCTACTTTGTATGGTGAATTGAACAGCCAATAATAAATAAGTTCGTTAGCTACAGTAGTCTTCGCCGCGCCCGAGCCGGCGGCTATTACACCAATTGTACCCAATTCGACCGACCCAAGCATCTCGTCAAGTTTTTGCATAAATGGCGGCAATGGAATCTTCTTTACTAGTGTGCTTTCTAGCAAACGCTCATACAGTTGTGAACTTCCAACTACACCAGCTGGTGTATAAGTCTTTGCATTGTAGAAGTCAGAAATAAACTCTCGCTGCTTATCCTTTGTCAGATATTCGTTAGGGTCTTTGTATTTCATTTTCATGACCTTAACTTTACCTTTTGGCAGATGCTTGATGATTTCTTCAGCAGCATCTTGACCAGCCTTGTCGTTATCCATACAAAGGATAATCTGCTCGAAGCTGTCAAAGAATTTATATTGCGCTGCGATCTGCTTCTTGGAATTAGCTCCAGTAGTAGGAGAAACTACAGCAGTCTCAAAATCACTTCCACGACTCTTGTTGTAATCAATAAGCATCTGATATGCGCTTAATTGGTCTATCTCGCCTTCCACAAGCATTACATACTTGCCCCCGCGATTAAACTTGAATTGACCAAACAATTCACAATCTGCTCCAGTCCTTCCCTTAGACCTGAAATTTTTAGGGACTTCACGAATCTTATAGCCACTCAATTGACCATCTTGAGTAACAGGATAGTACTGCTCGATTACCTCTCCAGTGCTTTCGTCATAAGAATGCCTAACGCCAAACATAGCGTAGATATCGTCACGAATACCTCGAAAGCCATTGCCCTTCAAAGAAGTAAAAGACTTGATCTCTTTGTTTTCTTCATCAGAGATTGCAGGTTTGTTGCTAGGCTTGATTTCCATGTCTTCTTCCAGATGTTTACTTTTAGTCTTGACTCGACTACTGTTGCTACTCTTACTGTCTTCTTGTTGCTCTAGATACTCACGGCTAGGGATAGTAAATTGGCATCCAAAACAATGCCCTGATTCATACCCATCGTCATCAACATACAGTGCAAAGTTATCCTTGGAGCCACATTGCTCACAAGATGTATGCTTTACAAATCTAGACAATACACCCTCCTTTCATTCAAACCTATTCCTAATAACCTGCCTTGCAGTCTCTATAGCCTGAGCAGACAAATACCTTTCATCAGCATCATACTGCCAGATCAACTCCTGCAGCATAGCAAGAATCTCATCAACAATCATCTTACCATAGACATGATTAAAGACTGCAGGGCTATACCAACGAACCTCTTGACCTTGCAGATCAATCTTGGTATTGCTGATAAGTTCTTCAGATTGCTTTGCTAGAGAAGCCAAACTAGGGTTAAATTGAATCTGCATCTTTAACTTTCTTTGCGTAATCACAAATAAACAAGCTATTGCTAGGATCACCTAACTGAAAGAAATTATCACCAATCTTGATAGCGTATTCCTTGGTACTACCCTTCCTTGTAGGCTGAAGAGTATAAGGTGTATAAATATCGTTATACCAAATCTCTATGACTTCAAAGGGAACTGCTTTGTACTTATTCATATCAATCCTTACTTTCCTTGTAATCCACAAGATTCCTAAAGAACTCCTTGTACTCTTCGCTACCATGATAATACACCAAGAACTTCCTAGACATATCTACACCTTGTTCATACAACTCGTAACGATACCACCATTCATCTGTATTGTAAAACCAGAAAACATCTTGCATAGTGTCGCGTGTAGTGTCGTGCATAGTATCTCGCATAACTATCCTTTCTTGAAGCCTTGAGTCTACCAGCAAAGGTAAGGATTTCCCAGCCTTCACTGATAGTATTTTTCTAAGAATATCCAAGTATCCTTAGCTCAAATCAATCTCCATCCTGATATCAAGAAACACAGGAAGCAAAGGAACTTTATCCATACCTACTTCAAAGTACTTTACCTTGGCAAGTTTACCAATGAAAGCATCTCTGCGCTGCCAGTACTCTTTACGCATCTCTGCAGTAAATCCAGAGCCTACTCTGAACTCATCTCCATCTGGTGTCTTGCAGATGAACCCACCTAGAGTACCCTTCGGAACCATACCTTCTTTCTTTGTGCTTCGCTTGCTCAAACCACGCTCATCAAGTTCTTTCTCGTTAGTATTTTGCATTTCTTCAAAGTATCCAACGATCTCAAATTCTGAATCCCGCATGGGCTTAATTTTCATCAAGTACTGCTGCTTTGCTGTACTCCTACCTTGCTTGTAAGGAGCATTGGGTAGTCTACAAATGCTTCCTTCATAACCTTTCTGGATATTCTCTTGATGGTACTGCATCAGTGCTTCAGGAGATTGAATCCAAGTATTCTGAATCAATACAGCCTTACGCATTTCTTCAGTATCCATCCTTCCCTTTAGTAATTGACCCATAGCTTTCTTAATCCTGCATTCATATCCAAGTTCAAAGTCCACAAGATCAAATACTACATAAGTAAAGTCAGGACAACCTTCAATAGAGTTAATACCTGAAGTAGTATTGTTTAGAGAAAACTCATCTGTCAAGTCACCTACAAGAAGCTCCCCGTCTAAGTTTTCTAAATACTCTGCATTGTCTTTGCACCATTGCTGCAAGTGCTTATTAGGTAGTGGTTTACCTGATCGGCTATAGCCTACACCCCCTGAGACAATCATTCTAATTCCGTTCACCTTACAGCTTGCAATAACAGGATAGATTAGACTATCAACATCATCACATATAGCTGCAAGAGTACAGCGGAAGTTTTCATGAACCATTTCCATCTCCTATAAAAGAGCCATGACGATCAGTATAACCTAGACCAATTTCTTTCAACCTACTTATCTGCTTATCTCGCTCTTGACAAGCCAAGGTAAAAGCATCATCACCATATTTTACAGTAGAAAACCATCGACACTTATTTTTACCAAACTCATCGTTCCAATGTGCAATATAGTACATAATATCATTATCTATGGTTGTTGATACGCCAGTTTTCCCTGTCTTACTATTCCTTCGTAAACCAACATTTCTAAGATTTAATACTTTAGGTACAGACCTGAGATTGCTGATAGAATTATTTAGTGGATTACCGTCAATATGATCTATTACATTAGACTCGTAAATCGAGTCATTGAACATAATATAGATAACCCTGTGCGCTTTTAATTTTGCTCCACATACTCCAACAGTCCATCTAGAATCACCATACTTATTATATGATCCAAGCGTACCGGCTATGTCGCCTATATTTGCAGAGTAGTTATTAACTTTCCATTTTAGAAAACTTGGGGATTCCTTGCAGTAATCAAACACTTTATTGAAATCAAAGTACTTTTCAATAAATTTATTAATATCTTCTCCACTATTGAACTTTGAACTTTCTAAATCTACAAAATCTTCAGTAACGCCATCTCGCTTATACTTCATGAATAATCTTTTATAAAATCTCATTCTTTATCCTTCAAAACATTATCCCAATACACTTGTAGATTATTTGCAGAATCATCAAAGGCTAAGTCAGCAGGGACTGCGTATTTTACGCCATACATAGCTGTTGAATAATCCCTTAGAGTATCTACAGAATCCTGAGCAGCAGTCTTAATACCATGCAGGTAAGCTGCTTTAAGCCAAGAAAGCATCAACTCAGCTTGATTTTCTCTTGTACAATACCAGTTTAATTCTTGATAAAATCTTTCAGACCTTAGACCAAAGCATTCTACTTCATTAAACCAAGAATTAAATTCATCTTCTAGGTTGATTATATCTGGCATTATTTCCACCATTTGATTTCACTAAGTTTACTCAAAATATACAGCAACATCAATGCTGCACCAATTGATATTCCAAGAATGAGACTCAAGATAATACAAAGCATTCTAGTTCCTATTCAGTACATCAAGGATTAGATTTACACCTTGAATAAATTGATGCTGCTCTTGTGGATGCAATTGATTCCATGCTCGTTGACATCCGTACTTTACTGCAATAGCTGCATAGAATTGTTCAATTTCTGACATTTGTATTCCTTAAATCTTTACGATTTCAATATCTACGGTTTCCTTGGCTTTCTCAATAATATCATCAAGTACATTAAGCATATACATAGACATTGCTTCAGTACCTTGAGAATTCTTATAGCAAATATATTCCTTTCCTGAAGCTGAAGTAAATACAAAGTACTTATCGTACTCATGTGTATCTACTACACCAGAGTTAAGCCTCCAGCTATCTCCGTGAGCAAAGCCACCGAACCATCCTGCAAAGACTCTTTGGTGAACCTCTCCTGTCTCTTTGTTGGTGAGCTTAAGAAGCACCCAGCGTTGTGGTGTGTACTTTGGTATGTACTTCTCAGTAGATTCTTGTTCCATGACTTCTCCTTGGTTGACTTGGTAGACCAGAGTCTAGCACAACTTCTTGGACTTTTGCAAGCACTGCATGAACTTTCTTCAAAAGCACCATGTAAGTACCGGCAAAGTACCGCACAAGCCTAGCAGTACCAGAAGTACCTTATCAAAAGGCTCAGGAAGGTCTTGGAACAATGCAGAAGTAAAGGAAAACTTTGCACAACACAACGAGGTAAGGGGTAGGTAGCCACGAGGTGTGTTTTCTTGATTTCTTTAAGCAGGTGCTTATTGCAGTAAGATAAGGCTTGTAGAGGCTTCAAGTACCCTAGCTGGTACGCTGGCATCAAGTGCTGAAGAAAGTGTCTCTTGGATTTTCTAAAGAATTACTAGAGCTATCTGCAAGTACCAGCAAACCCACCTGAAGGTACAGACAAGCACCTGCACCTAGCACAGCAAGAAATCTTTACAAACCTCTTGACAGACTACCTGGACTTGTGCTACCCTAAATACATATAATATATAGAATATACTTAAGTAATACTAAAGAATTAAATATAACTAAGATATAACTAATGAAGTAATAAGATAGATAGTAATGTATTTAGAATATAAACCTAAGTAGTATATTATTGTAGTATTCTTATGTTTATGTATTGTAGTAGTTAATGAAGTAATGAAGTAACTAGAATATAACTTAAATATAAATCTAATATAGATATTACTAATTAATCTAATTCTATATTATTAAATTACTCTATTAAGCAAAGCAAAGCAAAGCAAGGTAGTTAGTAATAAAGAAGATTAACTAATTTAGTACTAAATTATTAGATTACTTAAATATAACCAGATTGTTGTGCTTTCTTGTTGTGCTTCACTCTGATAGACTTGGACTATCAAGATACTTCAGGTATATAAAAATTCTATCAAGAACAGTCTTGTTTGGTGTTGACTTCAGCTTGTGTTGTGCTAACATAGAGGTTCTGAAGCACTCAACAACAGAAAGGAACTTATGATTTTCAAGGAAGAATTTGAAGCTCTGGTCAATCGCTATTCGGTAAACGATTATGAAAAAGAACTAATGCAATTTGCTTGGGAGAAAGCAGAAGCTGTATTTCAAGGTAAAGGAATTCAAGAACCTGTACTTCTAAAAGAAACACCTGAGATCAATTCTAATAAGCTAACTCAATCAGAATTACAATTCCTTTGTGCTAATATTAAATATACTCTAAAAGAACAACAGCATCAATTGAAGATTATTAAGAGTATTCTTGCAGATGCTTGGAGTAAATGCGATAAGGCTAATCCAGATACTTTGATTGATTACAAGAATTACCGAATTGGTTTGACTCTTTATAAGCAACTTAAAGAGAAGAGTAAGAAACTACAAGAGATTCAACGTAAGCTAAAGAAGCAAGCTGGTCAATAACTTATATAAGGAATACAAATGAAACTCCCAAAGCATATTGTACAAGTTGAGATTGATGATCTAGAACTTGAAAAGATTATTCGTCAGGAGCTATTATTTCAATACAGTGCATTGAATGACTTCCCCGCTACTTTTATTGATGATCCTGAATTAGCTGATAGCATTGCTAAAGTACTGAAGTTCTATGGTGCTTCTGAAGAAGACTTGCAGAAAGCTAAAGAAGATCGAACGTGATTAAATAAAGATGTGCAGAAAAAAGTACGTTATACTTGCTAAGGCTTACGACAAACGTGGTAGAGTACTTGCAGTTGGAGTGAACTCATATCGCAAGACAAGTACAATTCAAAAGCACTTTGCTTGTCTTGCTGGTTTACCTGAGAAAGAGTACTTGCATTCTGAAATTCAGGCACTTCTCAGATGCAAGGATAAGGTACCTTACAGATTGACTGTAGAGCGTTATACTAACGATGGTGAACCTGCTTTAGCTGCACCTTGCCCTGTTTGTAAACTTGCTATAGGTGCTTACGGTGTAAAGGTCTTGGAGTACACTTCTTCTGAAGGATGGGTAAAGGAAATTCTATGACATTTGATAAAAGAACAGCAATGCATACTTTAAGTGAACAGGAGTACGAAGACCTTAAAGAACTTCCTGCAACAAGATTCATTGAAATGCTTTCTAATCAACAAGAACGTAACGCAGATGGAGAACTCTTCGATACAGAAATCAACTGCACTCTGCAATTTCTAATTAATGCTGTCAAGGAAGAGTTCTTTAAGGAATAATCATGCATACAGTCTTTCACACTATCTTCAACAAAACCATCCGTGAGTTCCAAGACTCAAAAGAAGCCTTGGCTTATTGCAAGTACCTAAACCTTTTGTGCTATTCTAAAAGCAATGGTGCAAGTCCAGAGAATTGCTTTACTGTAGTGGAGACTTCGTTTTGAGTCAACAAGACTTGATCTATATGCAAACAGCAGAGGCATTTGCTTTGCTGTCTAAGGCTCAACGAAAGAAGGTTGGGGCTATTCTTGTAACTAATCAAGGTGTAGTTATCCCAGGTGTTAACGGGACACCTAGTGGAACAGATAATACTTGTGAGAAACTTGAGTATACTGTAGGAAACATCAGTGCTTTAGTAACAAGACCGGAGGTAATCCATGCAGAACTTCAATGCATCCTGAAGTGCGCTAAGGAAGGTGTATCTTGCTTAGATGCTGTACTATATACTTCGTTGAGTCCTTGCCTGCCTTGCAGTGCAATGCTGAAGCAAGCTGGAGTAAAGAAAGTCTTCTATCGGGAGCTATACCGCGATGAAAGTGGTATACAATATCTTCTCAACAACGGAGTTCTTGTAGAACAAATCTAGTATGCTTAAACCTCAAAAAGACACAATCATTCCTGCTATAGAGATAGCTAAGAAGCAGTACCAAGTAAAGCTATCCCTTGCTACTGCAATGTACTTCTATATGGTAACATCAGATACTGTTCTAGATTGTACAGCAGAGAAGTACGATAAGCTCAAGAATGAACTCATGGATTTGAAGGTTCATATTGAAGTGCTAGAAGAACTGGCTAAGGAAGCAGAGTAAAAATATGGCAACAACTCATAAGACCAAGCTAATGCATTTTACAGTGCATTGTAAATCTTCTGTTATGATTTGCTCTGGTATCAGAATTGCAGATGAAGCAAGTATGATAGATACAGACGAAACTCATTTTAGTTTTGGCATCTACAATATAGATGCTCTTGAGTTTGCTGATGCATTGCAGAGGCTACTAGATAATCGGCTTGATATTGATAAGTACAGAGATTATGATTACATTGAATTGAAAGCAAGTTCTAATTACGACACCATCCGAATGACCAGGGATTGCACAAGTCTAGGAATCACTAGAGGTAATCTAAAGGTTCTGTATTTTGCAAGTACTGATTCACTACATGGTCTACCTGAAGCTATTTGCAAAGAGTACAAAAGGTATGAAGCTAAGGTTGAAAAAGACGCAGAAGAATGGAGTACTACAGATTACCCTAAAAACACAAAGATTCGTATTAATTGAAAGGAAAGTATGATTTCAGCAACAGTAATTAAAGACAGTATTAATAAATCAGGTACTCGTATCACTACCTTTGAATTAGAGTATCCTCGCTTTATCCACAGCGAAGTCATGACTCATCGGATGTTCAGTCGTAACTCTGCAAGTTCTAGGGCTATCCCTATCGCTAAGGTAATTGAGCAAGTAAAGAATAATCCAGCAGTACCTGTGCATTTTGGGAAGAACCAATCAGGTATGCAAGCCAAGGAAGAACTGCAAGGTATTCCTAAAGTAGCTGCAATTGATTCTTGGCTATGTGCTGCTGAAGAGATGGCCTCTAGGGCTAAAGTACTTTCTGATATTGGTCTGCATAAGCAAGTAGTCAACCGATTGCTAGAACCTTTCCAGATTATGAAAGTAATCGTTACAGCTACAGAGTACAATAACTTCTTCTGGTTACGAGATCATCCTGATGCTCAACCAGAGATTCAGAAACTTGCTCGTGTAATGAAGGGTGCCTATGATTACTCAAAGCCTGAGTTTCTAGAAAAAGATATGTGGCATCTCCCTTATGTTGTAACAAAGCAAGAAGACGGCGTACAGACTTACTGGCTAGATGCAGATACTGAAATTTCTCTAGAAGACGCAATCAAGATTAGTTGTTCATGTGCAGCACAAGTTTCGTACCGAAAGCTAGATACTTCTCTAGAAAAAGCTAAGGACATCTATAGAAAGCTAGTAGAGTCAGAGCCTGTCCACGCAAGTGCTTTTGAGCATGTTGCAAAACCAATGCAGGTAGACAAATGGCCTGAGTATATTTCACCTGATGTTTGGCTTGACTACGAAGAAAAAGGTGTTACTCATGCTGACCGTGATGGATATTACTGGTCTGGTAATTTTAAGGGATGGATTCAGTACCGACAACTTATTCCTAACAACGTAAAACTTGGCTAAGACTTTGTTATAATTCAACCAAGCAGGCATCCACAAGGAGTAAGACCTGCTTAACTTTAAGTTTTATCATGGCAACAGAAGAGCAAGAAATTAAAGTGACTTTCAAGGACTTATCATCCAAGAAACTAGACAGCCTTCTTCTGAAAGGTTATAAGATTTCAGGTGTTTCCCTATACCATCCAACAAAGCACCAGCATTGCTTTTGTACTCAAGCTGGTTTTGTAGGTTGGTTTCAAGGTGAAGATCAGCTAGGTACTGTATCTAAAGATCATTACATAAATGCTATGTCTTTTATTACAAAGTACTTGCAAGATAAGTACAGCATCGATAACCTAACAGCTAAAGCAATAGCTAGGCAGATTTCTGAATTTGGTGAAGATTACAAAGGAATGAAATAAATCATGAGTCAAACCAAAGAAGAACTCCTGCAAGCCTACAAAGATGCTCTTGCAAAGCATGACTGGTACTACATGTACTCAGATGATTCTTTTGTGTATCGCAAAGGACAACGCACAGCTAGTACTATTCAGCAATGTAAAATAAATTGTATCAAGACTGGACTAGAAAAAGAAGCTGAAGAAGTCTACGAAGAATTCATGCAACGTCAAGCAAACGCTAAGAGGTATTGAAATGAAAGTAATCGTCATGGATGATCTATCTGCTTTTTACGAGCATGACTCAGACTCTACAGAAGAGGACTTGCAGGATAGTAAAGACTACTGGCAAGAAATCTCTGATACTTTAAAGAAATACACTGTATGGCATGAAATCAAGCATACCGAAAATGGTACTAGGTTTACTGTAAAAGAACAGAAGATTGTTCTGGATGAGTTTCAGATGAACGATGTATTTAGTCAAGCAATGTACTTACTAGACTACAGACTTGAATACAGCAGTATCTGTGGAGTAGGTGATAAGTGCGACTTTGGATTGTACTTGTATAGGAAACTACCAAATGCCATTAGCTAATCAACCTAAGTTCTGCTGGCCTAAAGTAATGTACTATGTGTCTTTGAATAAACTCAAGTATACTGAAATAAATGAATGGGTTTGTTGGGTAGATTACGTTAATACTAAGTACTTAGGTAAAGCTAAGATGCTTAATAAAAAACTACCTGTAAAACGAAGACAAATAGATGTAAGGTCTAGATTTATTAAACTACCATATGTTCTAGAAGGAAGTTATGACAAACGATTCAACTACAAACCAAGATTCAAGTTCTGTAAAACAAAAGCAACCCAAGAAACCCCGAATTAGCCGTAAGAAACTCTGTGAAGCTATCTCTAACTTTACAGACTACCACAAGTACGAAGTAGAAGATATCATCAAGGCTTTACCAGTAGTCATGACTGATCTGCTCATGTCTGGAGCTAGAGTCAAGATTGATGGCTTAGGTACTTTCTATATCAAGAAAGGTGCTACAAGGACTTTCCTGAGTACTATTGATGGTAAGGAGCATACAGTAAAGAGTAAAGATACTCTAGCTCTCAAGCCTGACAATGAACTACGAAGGAAGCTAAACCCTGAAGACTCTAGTCTACCTGATGATACTTCTGAAGATGATGAGTAAAGAGTAGAAATTTTCTAGAGAAAGGTGCTTGTGGTTGTAGCGTAGTCAAAACTGTGCTACACTACAGACATCGACAACGACAAAGGTACTCAAGATGTACTTCAATACTCTCAACGAAGCTCTGGACTCCAAGAACCTCCTGCATACATGGGATATCAGCTATCCTAGTATCAAGTACGGAGAGACCTTCAGCTACACCTACGATGATGGTTCAAAGTACGGATTGTATGTTAGTATCTACCGCAGTGAACAAGGTAAGTACGAGACTCCTGTTTGTTATCAACGCTAAGGGAATATCATGGAATATGCACTGATTATTTGGACTGTTGTAGGAATGGCTGGTACTAATCTCTCGGTGTCTCATAGATACGATTGGCGACCAATTGCTACATTCTCATCAACTGCTACCGTAAATGCTATTGACCTGTGTAAAGCAGCTGCTTTACAATTGAACATCAAAGATACAAACTATCGCTGTGTAAAAACGAAATAAATATTTATTACATACAAGGTCTAAAATGTCAAAGCACTTTACAGCAATCAACCGTAAGACTGGCAAGCAATGGAAGAGTCAGAATGGTTCTTTTCTGGTAATGTATGACTCAGGCTATCTTGCTGAAGTTACTCGTAGTTGCAATATCAATCCTCTTGATATTAAAGAATGGAGGACTGTACTGCGTAAACCTATGCAGACTAAACTAGAGAAGTACGGTGTGTATACAGGAGAAGATAAGTGACTAAGGATAAAATCCTTGAATTTGCTCGTGAAGCAGGGTTTGTTGAGAGTAATCGTTTCTCTGATATTGTAGTCAAGCATTCAAATGGTTCGTGGGTGTCTGTTTATGATCTCGTGGAGAACTTGATTAATATTTCTCAAAAGTACGAACGAGAGCAATGCGCTAAAGTGTGCGAAAATCTTTACTACGGTCTACGTATTCAACCTACTCGAAGTGAATGCGCTGATGCTATCAGGTCTAGGAAGTGACTATGCAGAGTAAAACAACAGACAACGAGTACAGCTCTTTGCTTGCTAGACTTAACAGAATTCCTGTTATAATTCCTGCGTTAGTTAAGAAGACTTGTACAGCTAAAGAAAGCAAAGTTTGGTTGTATGAAGATTTGTTGAAAGAAAATGGAGAAGCATTTCTATGAGTAAATTTGCAGATAACCTAGAAGACCTTTCTCAACGTACTGCTGAGTACATTCGCATGATTGAGAAGGACAGGGAAATGCTTCGAGAAGAAAAGAATTATCTTCTGCATAAAGCTGGTGAAAACCTAGCAGAGATTGCTGAACTACGGGATAATCTAAAGCGATTGAATCTAGCAATGCAAGAATCCGATGCAGAGAATGCTGTACTGAAGAAGCAAAATCTAGAACTACTGTCTATTATTCTTGATTCGTTTAAAGTACTAGGAGATAAGAAGTGAGTTTTAATCGAGAAGCCGGTAAAGGCTCTGCACCTCGTAAGAAGCAAGATCAAGAGAAGTACTCTGCAGGTTATGATAGAATCTTTGGTAAGGATAAGAAGAAAGATTCTGAGAAGCAGACTGATGAAACTAATCAAGCTAAGGAAAAGAAATGACTGACAAGATTTTGATCGACCGCTTCGTGGTGGAGCAGGCGCTGGAGGCTTTTGAAATTCACGCGAGGCAATACCCGCACATGGTCAAAGGCTACACATTGGATGCTGAAGAAGCACTCCGCGCAGCACTGGAGCAGTCCGACATAGAAATACCGGCATCGGTGCCGGAGGGTTGGAAGCTAGTACCGGTTGAGCCTACCAATGAAATGGTGCAAGCGTGGCTGGATACCTATGAAGGCAACATCCAGACGGTCTACCGCGCCATGCTCGCCGCCGCGCCGCAGCCGCCAGTGGTGGAGCAGCCTCAAGTCGAGCAGGAGCCAGTGGCGTGGATCGAGCGATGGTACGGCAGCGGTCCAGAGCGAGGATGGTGGATTGTTTGTGGGCGTGACCACATCGCGCACCTTGGCCCAGCAGAAATGTCAGGCGAGGCAGCAAGCAAGATCGTTTCCGCCCACAACACATCCCCACCAGCACAGCGCCAGCCGCTGACGGACCAGCAGATTCACGACTGCTTTCAACACAGGCACCGAGACAAGGCAACAGAACGCAGAATGATTACCCGCGCCATCGAGGAGGCCATATGGAAAAAGAACTCCTGACCGTGCTTGCCGACCGCTACGAATATCGGGATGGCGGGCTTTGGGTGATCCGCCAGTTCAACAGCGGAGTAACTATCGGTCAACGTGCTGGAACCGTGTTGCGAGATGGCTATAGGCAAGTGCGCGTCAACGGAAAACAGTATCGAGAGCATCACCTAGTGTGGTTACTCCACAAAGGCCATTTGCCTAGTGAGCTTGATCACATCAACTGCATTCGTGACGACAACCGGATCGAGAATCTGCGTGAATGCACTAGAGCCGAAAACATGCAGAACAGAAAGATCCCAATGAAAACAAACACAGTAGGTTTTATAGGTGTGACAAGGCACTACAACAAATTCAGGGCTGCAATTACTCAAAATGGAGTGAAAACGCATCTAGGGCTGTTCGATACCGCAGAAGCTGCGCACTCAGCGTATGTAGCCGCCCAGCGCGCCCACGGTATCGGAGAATAAAATGCCTGACATTTCACTCTGCCCCGGAACTTCCTGTAACCTCAAGGAGAATTGCTATCGCTACTTGGCTAATCCAAAACCTTATTGGCAGAGTTACTTCACTTCTGCACCTCTTGAAGAAGACGGAACCTGTAAGTATTTCTGGAATTACTCTTACGAACAAAACTGTAACTTGCAATACAAGGATAAAGATGAATGAAGAACAAAAAGAAAACTCAGAAGACAACCTAGAATTCAAACCTTATGTCTTGAACCTTGAAGTAATCAAGAACAACCAAGAATTTCCTCACGTCATCAGGACTCTAGCTGGGCATTTGCAAGAGAATCCTTTCTTTACAGCAGGGAAGTTCTTTGAATATATCAACAAGGAACAGCTTCTAGAGATCAAGAGAATCCTAGATAACTGCAATCCTAAAGTAGATGAAGATAAGCAAGTATTTATCCTCGAATCCCCGCAGCAAGAGAAGGATTTGTACATAGGTGCTTTGCTTACTTTTCTGCTTGCTTTTGGTGAAGGTGAAAGCATAATCAATGCAAAGATACTACAACCTGCTATAGAAAACCTACAAGGTATAGTAGAAGCTGAATATCAGGCATTGCAAGGTAAAGTACTTCTGAATCGAAGGAATTACTCAGTACTTGACGACCAGAAGGTTATTGCTACTAGAGTCAAGAGAGATTGAAGGTACAAGTATCTTGTGTTACAATAAAGGCTTCTCAACTACATACAACTAAAGCACCATGCACTACAGCTCATATCTAGAGTATTACGAGTCTTACGAATCTGAAGAAGATGAAGAATACCAAGGTAAAGTAAAGAAGAAAGATAAGCCAAGAAAGTTTAAAGACTGGGATGCTTATGAAGGAAGTAAAGATACGAAAAGGCATAAGAGTAAAAAGGATTTCTCTGATGCTCGTAGAAATAAAAGGGGAGAGGAATGAAGCTCAAAATTCCTGAGTACATTTCGTATTCTTTGGTAATCTCTGGTGCAGTAATGCTAGTGTATGCTTTGACTTATCTGATCTTCTCCTGAAGGTTGGGTATAATCTAGACCTCCTTGGTTCGGACGACAATCTACGTTGTAGACCGTCTGACACCTTGGAGGTTTTATTCATTTAGGAACATTTATGATTTTAGGAAAGATTAGTAAATTAGTAAGCATAGGCTTAGTCGCTGGTGTTCTAGCTTTTAAACCTATGAGTATTCAAGGTGCAGGACTGACAGATGATCTGATTAGACTTACTCAGATTGATAAACGAGAAAGAGATTGCATTGCTGAAACTTTGTACTTCGAAGCTCGTGGAGAAGGCATCAAAGGTATGCTTGCTGTCGCTTCAGTGCTAGAAGAACGCAAGGATCACCCTGACTACCCTGGGACGTACTGCAAGATCAGTAAGCAACCATGGCAGTTCTCTTTTAGACATGAAGGAAAACCTTCACTGAAGGCTCTAGAACGGCGTACAAGCTCTTTAAACGCAAATGATGTACAGATGCTTCGGGAAGCCAAGAGAATCGCTGAGAGGATGCTTCTAGGGGCTTTCAGGGGTATCCTTCCTAGAGGTACAGTCTTCTATCACGCTAAGTACGTCAAGCCTACCTGGGCAAGGAAGATGCAGAGAGTAGCTGTTATTGGACAGCACGTCTTCTACAGGAAGACCTAGTGTGCTCTACAGGAAGGCTTGATAGAGTCTGCAATAAGTGATAGAATACCTCTAATATTGACTTGGAGGTATCATGCAAGAACAGGAAAGTGAAGAAGACACTCATAAGATAGAACTAGAGAATCTAGAGGTCTATACTGTCAATCAGATCAAGATTATTGAACTAAATGTTCCAATACTGATTGACGGTAAAGAAGTACACAGATTCTCTTTACTTAAGATTTCGGAGTGTGTAGATAAAACAACTGGAGAGATAATTCCTTTCTCTCAAGCTGAAGAACTTGGGTTTAGTCAAATGATTCAATCTGGTTTACTCATGAAACAAAGAGAAGCTATCCTAAATAGCTTACGTAAAGAGGTGAAAGATTTTGCTTTGTTTGTCCTTAAGTTCAGGAACAAACGAGGTGGTATAACACCGCATATAGATAAGCTGTGTAGGATGTATGCTGAATTGCATGATCTTAGAAGTACTAATGTACGTAGGTATATAAAGAAGCTAAAGGATGCAAATATTCTAGCAAGTGACCAGCTACTCTGTCCTTTATTTCAAATTTACAACAGAAGTGTTTCATCAAAAGAACATCTTTCTGAGGATTGCATAGCAGGTAATGTGTTTATTAGGATGCTTGCAGAGACTAATAAGCTGCACAACAAGGAGTGAAAGGCTCACTTTTTACGACAAGAAGTACTGTTACGGACTAGCATAAAAATTACTGCTATAGATGAAATATAAAAAGAATTTTTACGATAGTCTAAACCTACCAATATACTCAGCCGCTTATGGCGTCTATCGCACCTAGAGTTTCTATAGAAAAATACTATAGACTTCTCTAGGTGTTTTTTGCTTTCTAGGGTCTATACTTCAATCGTCGGTTCAACAACACAAGCATACAAGCAGACACCATGACTAAGACCAAGACCAGCAAGCAAGAATTCTCCAGCATCGCTGAAGCTCGTTGTCACTACCTCCTGAAAGGCTACAGGACTATAGAGAGTAATTCTGAATCCTGCCTGATGACTAAACATGATTCTGAAGGAGAGAAGCTAGGAGAGGTTATCATCAATCGAGAAGGGTTCATGAGGGTGCAAGCAGAAGAAATTTTCAAGGTCTTGTGAATTCTCTAGAGAATTGATGTACAATTACTTCATCAACACAACGGAGTAAACAATGATTATCCCAAGACAAGCAGTACAGATTGGTGTAGCAGTTATTCAGGCAGCAATGTCTGAACAAGCTGGGTGCAATCATGACACGAGGATTACTGAAGTTCTTAATACTACAGTTAATAGAGCACTAAGTAATATCTGGTATGAAATTCTTACACCAAGGGCACACTATGGGTTTGATTACAAATTTCAAAACTTTGTTGATGCTTGTTATAAGAAAGCATTGAAATACGAGATTCCTGAATGATTTATAATACTTCATTCTCCTCTAAGAAACACAGGCAGGATCAGATCATGAAAGCAAGTAACTCTCTCAAGCCTACTAACGGTAGCTGGCAACGTGAAGGTCAAGTAGTCAAGGCTTTGTATCTTGGTACTGAAGAATGTGTAGGAGAAATCGAGCATAGCCGAGTAGCCTACGGTGGTAAAGTCAAGCATTCTTTGAAGTTGTACAGCAAGGTATCTCTACCTTGGCGTAGAGTCGATACGGACTTTAAGTTCTACGATATCGGAGAGTATATCGGGATTGATGAAGAGAATATCGTAGAAATTTTGGAATAAATTGTAGCGGAAAAGCTAGAAATTCCTAGATTTTCAGAAAACATGCTGACTACATAAAGACATATTATGCAAATCTTTGAAGGAACATCTACAGAATTGATGCAGCAAGCTATCACTCTTAATGGTGAGCTATTGGATTCAGTAGGTTTCAGTATCTTACTTAGATACAAGCTGATTGAAGTCATTGGTGAAAGGACTAAAGAAGAGTTTAGTAGAAAGCGAGGAAGGACACCAAAGATTTTCAGATTGGTCTCTAAAGAAGGTTTGGTGTTCAGTAAAGAACAGGAGTTGATATGAAAAAAGTAAGTGTATCTGAGGTCCAGCAAAACATAGATTTACTTAAAGAATTGCCCAGTTCAAGTATCTGTATACTAGAAGGTTGGAGTACTCCTGTAGAAGAAGCTATCTGGCATTTGGAGGATTACATAATTGCATTGCAGCATATTGAAGAACAGAAAGAAGAAATTTATAAACAGAATGCATTGATTGGTGAATTAATTTCAAAATAATTTCAAAAGTATGATAGTAATCCCAAAAAATTATAGCAGTGATTTGTTTAATGCAGATAAGTTCATTGCTTTGCTTGAGATAATCAATGCACTTGAGGAAGACTTAGAGTATCCTATTTGCTCAGGTAAGCAAGAGAGAATGCAGGTGTTTGAGTTGTATCACTATGAGCTAATCAAGAAAGGTTATCTATGAATTCTTTACTCGAAGGTACATCAATGCACAGGACTAATAAAGATATTGCTGAGTATATGTTTAACAACAAACTACCAGCAGACAAACAACAAGAACTAGACATGGCTTATAGTCTCTTCAAACAAGCCTTTGTATCAGGCTCTAGTAAAGCAGAAAGGTACGCTAGACAAGCTAAGAACTCCTTGATGCTTAGGCTTAAGGAAGAAGGGTATGGAGGTTGTGTAGCTATCAAAGGAGTGGATTACAAAGGTAAGAGTTATTACCTTACGATTGATGATGTGCTTAGTAGTTATAAGCTAGGTAGTTGAAAGTTAAATTAGAAATCCCTCTAGGTGTTTGGCTTAGAGGGATTTTGTTTTTGAAATAAAAATTCCCATAGACCTCCAAGTTAAATAAAAATTCCTGATTGACCTAAAAATTCGCGCTGGTTTATAAATTTTCAAATTTAGGCAATCTTAAAATTGAACAAAAAATTCCGATACTCCCCGGAATAATTCATCCAAAGGAGGTTATAGCACCAAATCGGTTTTCTGACCTAATCTGCTAAAATTGACCCTAAATGCGAATCATTCTCATCTGTGACCTTGAATGCAAATCATTCTCGATTACAACCTTGAATGAGAATCGTTCGCGTTTAGAATTGCTGAATCTGATAGCGACCTGGGTAGTCAACCCTTGAGGTACTAGGTGAAAACCTGGTCAAAACTCAAATCGATTTAAAGGGCCCTTATCGGGCTTTTGAGGCATTTTCTGGCTTGAAGCCACCTTACCCTTAGCCTAAGTTATCAACAGTGCTTTTGTAGGTTATCCACAATTCCAAGTCTTATATAAGACTCAAATTGACTCTTGTATAAGACCTAAGCCTACTCTTGTATAAGACTCAAATTGATAATTAAGCATAGGGCATAGGGTATAAATTTCTGTTGACACAATGCTAGGTTTTGTGATAGTTATTCGCGCGTGTGTCATAAGATAAGGGTCAAGTCAGTGATAGTCAAAAGCTATAGCACCGATAGAAAATTTCAATGTTAAAAGCTAGACTTTCCATGCCAGTAGTGCATAATTGAACCCATGGCAGCAGGTAACGCCCAGCAGCCTAGCCCGATAAGGGTGGTGTTCTTTAACAATCTAAAGACTAGCTTTTTTTTTACCGGGTAGATACCGGGTTATAAATTAGTCATTACAGTAAGCCTTAGAAATAGGGTTTACGATAATGATTCAATTTTGAATCAGATAACAGGATGAAACAGAAATGAAACATTATAAAGTTTTTGGATTTAATAAAGATGAAACAGTATTTGATTTTATATCTGCAATAAATCCTTGCTTTGCATTATGCATTTTCGAATGCAGAAACGGGAAATATAGTAGATACAAAATTGAGCAAATTTGATTAATCATTTATAAGACATTGGGAACAATGTCTTAAATAATGATTCAATTTTGAACCAGATAACAGGATGAAACAGAAATGAAATACTTTGATAACCCTTATATTGCTGGGTGTATCATTGGTGTGGTAACTATCACGCCGTGGATTGTCGCCAGTCTTTTCTAATCATTGGAGGAAAACATGAATATTCCGAAGCAAACATTACAGCATTGGAAAAACAAGGCATTGGACAACCCAGCCTTGATTGTAAGAAACAGCCAAAACAATCTAAGGTTTGACATTATTTTCAAGTATCTTAAATATAACGACATAATTATCTATTGCATAGAATGGGAAGACGCTATAGATTGTATTAATAAAATAAACGGGATTGAAATAGAATCTAGTGAAAACTAGAATTATCTGATAAGGTATTGGAATTTTATTCTAGTATCTTATCGGGCTAATTTTAGCCGATAACCTAGAAAGGGTAATTTATCATGGCAAAGTATCAAAAGACAATTTTTGTTTCGAGCGCATCCCTTGCAATAAACCCGCCTAAAGCCGGGCAATGGGTTATGCTTGATGGCGACATCAAAGGGCAGTATCTGGGCACTACAAAAGCAGGTACAGTCGTTTTGAGGTATCAACATAATAAATTCGGGAAGATTGAGGACTGCCGTAGCAATTGGGCCTTGCGTCAGTTTGCGATTATCAATGGAGCGAAGTAAAATATAGAATTATCCCTAAGCTTATTTCATATAGTAGGCTTAGGGGCTAATTTTAGCCTATAACCTTGAAAGGTAATTTATGCGAGTTCGATTTACTAAAGTTTCAAGCAACGCCAAAACCGGCCCGATAGCTGTAAGTATGACCGAAAGCAAATCATGTCCGGATACATGTCAACTCAAAACCAATGGATGCTATGCCAAAACATCGTTCGTCGGTATCCAATGGCGACAGTTGGACAATGGGACGCATGGAATAGAATGGCAAGAGTTTATCTCCCAGCTTTCTAGTCTTCCCTATGGAAGCATATTCCGACACAATGTAGCTGGGGACTTACCGCATGAAAACGGAATTATTCTAGGGGATCGGGTCAAAGATTTGGTTTATGCGCTCAAACGCAAAACTGGGTTTACATACACACATCACAATGTCGTCGATAATGCGAATAACCTTAGCATTGTAAAATCAGCGAATAAGCGCGGGTTTACTATCAATGCTTCTTGTGATAATTTAAATCAGGTTGACCGGGTTATGGCGCTCGGAATTCCTACGGCTACTATTTTACCTGAAGTATCTGACAAGGTAACGTATACGCCAGCTGGTAACAAGGTGGTGACATGCCCTGCTACTTACAACGACAAAATCCAATGCGCGAATTGCGGAGCTGGTCGGCCATTATGCGCTAGGGCGGATCGAGGCTATGCTATCGGTTTTCCAGTGCATGGTACAGGTAAAAAGAAAGCCGAGAAAGTTTTTATGTTTAAACAAGCATAAGGGAAATACAATGATCTTATTCCTAATTAAGAACTATCTGTATTTATTCTTTTCTTGCTGGTTTATTCTAGGCTTTGCACTAGCTATAGAATTATTCGGCAGGGTTTATAGGTTTATGCTCCAACCTAATAAATAACTTTGAAATAACCCCGGATTGTCTTCGTGATGATCTGGGGTTTTCTTTTATCTTATGCTTGTCAATTTAGGTATTGATAGCATTACGCCAGGTATGTTGTCAATATACATAAAGTACATTCATGATAAAGTAAATTTACTTTACTTTTACTTTAGGTTTAACTTTCGCATGATACGCCATGCACCGCAACGATGCGCCATAGGATGAGCGCAAATATTCATTTGAAATGTACATTATCACCATGCACCAGATAACCTACAGCTCCATCCAAAACATACAAAAAGACAACCCGAAAGCATATGCAAGCATATCCCTAGAATCCACCAGATCAACGTATAAGCGCATAGAATGACCTAGGGTATAGCTGCCTATTGACTAGGGGTGATTTGAGCTTATAGGGGCTATAAACATGTTCGGCACTATGCTTTGCATTATTGATAGGATAATCGGCAAGTATACTAGGATGTTATTTGAGATGATATCAATAGTCTTTTCGGAGATTATCGGATGATGACGCTGGCAGAGACATCGCTAGGGATTGTGAGATATTTTGGAATTGTAGCCAGAAAGGAAATGAGGGGAGGTAGGGTTGATTAAGCCAATAGGCCATGTTGCAGTAAATTTACAATCTACCCAAAGGTACTCAAAAACAGCAAATAAGCAATTTATAAGTAACAAGAAGGTATCAAGAAGTTATCAAAACTTACGCAGGTATGATATTTTCAGGATAGTTATGCAGGTAAGCAGCACAAAAAGTACACAGGAATTTATAAAAATTAAGGTCAGATAGAACTGAAGGCAATACCTACAGATATTTCAAGACAAATAAAAAGACCTCCGATGGATATACCAAGGGAGGTCTATAAGATATTTTTAGATCGTATCTATATTATGACTATAGGATTATTTCATACTATATTTTAGAATTTTATACTTCACCAGAGAAACCTTTATGTCTGTCAGTATACAAGTTACCATCCTTCTGTGCTTCTTGTAGTAAATCTTCTCTGTACTTTACAGCAGCAGCAAATGCTTCCATGATACCCATCTTACGAACATTAAAGGACTTCTCATGTCTCTTGTCATTCACATAGCAAGATGACACAAAACAGGTAATGTCTGTCTTCTTGTTGTGCTTCCTGCAGTACACACCAGATACACCATACCAGTTAGTAACCCTTAGTTTTCTATTCCTTGAATTCTGCTTGTGGTTGACTACTCTAAGGTTACTGTATTTGTTATTCAAAGGGTCGCCATCTATGTGATCTACAAGCATATCAAAGATGTCTATATGGTGCAGAACCATTACTACTCTATGTGCAAGGAATGCACCAATAGCTCTATTATCATCAATAATAGTAAAGTTATAATATCCTTGCTTGTTTACAGTGCCACAAGTACATCCCTTTACAGTCCTTACACAACTAGGTGAAGTCTCATCATAGACAAAATACTTACTAACTACATCATAGCTGTACTTATCTTTCTTCTCTTTACCTAACTCATAACCTTTACAGAATACCTCAAATAAATCATCATCAGGACTAATCTCTTCCATAAAGATACTTCGTAGTTCTTCTTTACTCAGCTTCCTCATCCTGTTCCTTTCTTGGATATTAAAATAACCCTGAAGAGATTTCTCTCAACAGGGCTACAGTATACCTTACTTTACTTACTCTAGATTATCTACTACAGCTTCTTCTGAAGAGCTTACCTTCTTAGCTGCTACCTTTTTACTCTTTAGACTCTTCTGTAGTTCTCGTTGCTCCTTCATGTAACGCTTCTCTTGAATAGCACTGCGATTCTCTAGACGTTCAAAGATTTCATCAGCATTCATCCAAATCTCAGCACCCATAAAGACTTCATCAAGTTCTTTCTGAGTCAAGAAGTCCTTGTAGATTTCTTGCATGATGTCTTTGACTTTCTTATCTACAAAAGAAGCGTGAGAGACTACAGAACTCTGGGTTCCAAAAGTACCAAATGTAGCTGCATGGATCATCATACTAGCCATAGGAGCGATACTCAGAGAAGGTGCTGCAAGAGCAATCAAAGATGCTGCACTAGCTGCCATACCATCAATACTGCAATGCACATGAGCTTCTGTACGCTGCATAGCTCCAATAATACTAATAGCACTATCTAGTTGACCACCATGGCTATTGATACTCAGATGCACTACATCATCTTCTGAAAGATTCTCAATAGCATGAACTAAATTCCTGTAGTAAGAAGGTTGCTTGATATTTTCATCTAGATAGACCTTAATACACCGAGAGACAGAGGTACTCTCATACAGAGGAAGGTGAATATGCTGAAGTTCAGAATCATCTTCATCTTCTTGTAGATTAGGTACTTTATGAACTTGTTTAAAGTTTTTGTACTTACTTAGGTTGTTTGCTTTATTCATTCTATATCCTTTCTTAGAGGTCTAAGGTTGCTTGCTTAATTGCTTAATTGCGTTTCTTAAACTGCTTGTCAATGTCTTGCTTTGTAAGGATAGCTGTACCATTACTATCAGCAATCATCTCTTCCTCGAAAGCAATTACAAATTCTCTGGTGATATCACTTCTGCAAATATCAGCACGAGTAAAGTTAATAAACTCAATCTCTGGGATATTGTACTTGTGTACAAGTTTATCTAGATAAGTCAAACCATCCATTCCGTTCTTTACATCAGTCTGGATACCTGAGTTGTCTCCACAGAAGATCATCTGAGAGTTTTCACCTAGTCGGGTACACAAAGCTTGTACTTCTGGAACAAATAGATTCTGTGCTTCATCTACAATAATAATACTATCATTCCAGCTACGACCACGAATAGTCTCTAGAGAGCAGATTTCAATACTACCTTGCTTGAGATGAATCTCAGTAGTAGCTTTACCAAGATAATCCTCTAGGTAATCAATCATCTGTCTGTAGAACGGAAAAAGTTTTTCTTCCGCAGACCCTGGAAGCAGACCGATGCTACGACCAGCGAGTGGTTGATAAGCACGAATAAGAATAATCTTCTTAATGTCTCCGTAGTGCAACTTCTTAGCTGCGTGCCAACAAGCTAGTAATGATTTGCCGGTCCCACTGCTTCCTTGGGAACACAGTATTGTGCTGTACTTCAGAGCTTCAAGCATCTTTGTTTGATTCTCATTCCTTGGTAGTAAAACAGGGAATTGCTGACGCTGGAACTTCTCTTTCTTAATGAACTGTTCCTGAGTCTTTTGTGATCGCTTCATAACTCTCCTTTGCTAGATATTTCAAGGGACTGAATGAAGTACAGCCAGAGTGCAGTCTCGCTGTACTCGACTTGCTAGATAGATACTAGCAAGTACCAAAATATTATTATTACTCTTGCACAACCTTAGTCTTACGACCTACCTTCTTGCTTGACGAGTCTAGCGAGGCAAGACTCTTTGGTTCTTCTTTGACTTCTTCAACTTCTTCCTTCTCATCCTCTTCTTCAGATGATTTCACCATACCACACACAAGAAGCGTACCAAAAGCTGTAGGGAACCTAGCGTTACTCTCAAAGTCAAACTTAAAACCATTCAGGATATTCTCCTGAACCTTCTGACAGAACTCAAACAGAGAGTAAGCTTCGATCTGGATTTCTTGGACAGACATAGATATTTCCTTTCAAGGGTTAACGATTAGATTAAATAAGTGATAAGTAAGTGTAGCACAAAGGATCAGGAAGTCAACTTAAAACTTTTCATACAAATTAGCATCTTTCTTACATAGCACCTTCTTTACACCTGAATCAGAAGTAAATCTCTTGTACTCAGGAGTACCCTCTTGTTGTAAGCATTTCTGTTCTTGTGTCTGTACTTCTTGAAGAGTCATCCTTCTTTGATCTAGATGTACACCTAATCCAATAAGTGCACATAGAGATATTATAAGGAATATAAGTATAGCACCATCACCTCTTTGCTTTGATTTCATTTGCTAATCTTCCTATATTTCTTCATCTTAAGAAGTACTACATTAACAAGCAATCTGTCAGCATCATCCCAGATTGGTTGTTTAGTTGAAGTATTTACAATTGCAATATTTAGGTTTCCTGCCTTCTTTAGATTCTTTCTGAAAACAATACGAAGTGCTGCTTGGAGACTTCTGTAGTGCTTGTGTTGATCTGATTGCTTACGCTTGTGTCTTTGTTTCATGACTTTACTTTCTCTTAAAGAATTTGATTACCTTGTATACTAGATCTTCTCTTTCTTCAAACAGATCACCTTCTTCTCCGCAGTTCGTGTAGAACCTCATATTACTGCATTCTCTGTAACTTTCTTTAATTACAGAGCCTGTTATTAGGTTTATTTCTCTTTGTTGTATTTGAGATAGACTGTGCTTACATACATTAAGGCTACTTTCATAGCTCCAGTACTTACAGTTTTTGCATACTTTGATGTCTTGCATACTATCTCCTTAGATAAAATACTTGTTAGGATACATCAGCATATCAAGTACTAGCAGCACTAGAGCTACTAGCATAGCTGGAAGGAAGGTTTGCTTGAAGCTATGCTTGAGAATGCTGAAGAGGTCTTGGTTCATGGTGTTTCCTTATGTTGGTGGTCACAGTGTAGCACAAAACAGGCTCCTTTTTCTTTCTTTAAATTTCTTTCTTTTTCTAAAGGAGAAAGTCAAAAAAGCCTGTAAAATCAACAACTTATATGGGTCTTTTCCCCACTGACGGGGAAGTTACTTCTGATTTTTCATCAACCACTCCTTGAAAAGTACACTCATACGTCTACTTAAGAAAGCTACCTGCATCTTGTCTCCACCTTTCTTTCGGATACATCCTCTGAATAACCACTGTAGCATCATGTTCAGTGCAAACACATCGTCGTTTACAGCAAAACCTTGTCCTTGAATGAAAGCCTTGACAGACTGATTTGGGAACAAGTTATACGCTTGGATTGCCAGTCTCTTATCTGCGTACTTGTTAGTGCTTCTAGCATTACAAGCAATAAATGTTCTTGTGTTTTCCAGCACGTTCCCATCAGAGTCTGTCTGTGGTTCTGATCCAATTCTTGCAGTGTCAAATCCTTTCTGTTTAGTCACATAGTCTTTTGGTGCAGTATAGAAAGTATCTTCTCTTTTCATACCCTTAGTCTTCATTGTACTAAGAATGCACTTAGATATTTCCTTACGTTCCTCTTTGCTAGCGTTGACCCACCAAGACTTAGTGAGTGTATATTTACCTTGTATCTTTTTGATTGAAGGTGTTTCAACGAACTCAATTCTTTCTAGTAAATCGTTCCTGATTTCTTCGTTTGTTTTATAAAGCTTAACTTCATTGAAAGATTTGTATTCGTACTTGTGCATTTCAAGGAATGTCTGCATTAGACTACCACTGTAGTTGTATGTAAGTAATATAAAACGACTTGAGCAATCAATAATCTTAGGTGAAAGTTGTACAACCATAAACTTATAACTTCTCTTTGCTGCATATAGCATACCTAAATCAGCACGAGCTTTTACATCGCCGTACTTAGCATCGAGTGACATATCTTCATCTAGAAAGATAACCTGTCCTGATTCTTCATCTACAGTAATTAACTTGTTGCTAGTAAGAAAATCAAAGTCACTTTTATTTAGGTTGTATCCATTTATCAAGTTAAGCTCTTCATCAGATACTACATTATAACAATGTTGTTTGATTGCATCTAGGTGGTGCTTATTGAACTTATACATCAAGTTATGTGTACAACATACATTCATTCCTTTCTGCAAAGCCTTTAAGCAGTTCTCTGCTTTTGTGTTTATCTCATCTTCTTTAGGAATAAAGAAATCAAGTCCAAACTCATCAGCTTGTTCTGGTACTCTAGAATCCACTTCTTCCAGCATAGGGCTGATGTACAACCAAGGTTTATCTTGATGCTTACTCATGTATTCAATAATTGCATGAGTTTTACCTGATCCCATTAGAGCATCTAAGACTTCTACTACTTTAGTCATTCTGTTGTGCTTCCTTAATTTCTGTAATTTGAGTATCATCTAGAACTGTCTCAATTAGACAATCTTTAGAACAGAAAACATGATTCATTGCAGTTGTGATATTTACAGCATCACTGATCTTCCTAGCATTGATGCCTTTACCACAGCATTCACACATAAACTGATCTGTACCAAATTTAGAGATCATGCTGTCTGCAATTTCATCTGCATAGCCTTCTGGGTAGTGTTCAAAATTTTGCATCATTTACTCCTTGTGCTTAAATTAATTAGAACTTGTAAAAACTGTACTTGCAATAAGAACAGACATGGCATCATGCATCAGATCATCATCTTGCTTTACATCAGCTAGATTATGCCTGCACCAAGACTCTGAGCATTTCATGTAGCCTGCAATCTGCTTGTGACTGAACCCTAGCTTTCGCAGGAAGGTTGCTGTATTTTTATCGTGCTTTACTTCAAACATCTGAACTCCTTTGTGTTGACTGAGACTCTACTGTAGCACACTTCTGTAGTCTGTCAAGACAACTCTGAACTTTTCTTCATCTTCTCAAGCCTCTTGACAAACCTTCTCTTCCTGTGCTATGCTTGGCACTACCAACGAAAGGAACCATATGCTCTATACCTATGAGAAAGCCCAAGAATCTCTAGAAAATCTTAAAGACTACCTTAAGTCTCAAGGATGGGTCATAGCCAAGACAGCAGACTTCAAGAAGACAGCAGTAAACTGGTATGCTTACAAGAGACTTCCTGAAGGTACAAGTACATGCAATTGCAACGGAAGAGAACCTACTTTATGCTTATATCCTTGGATGCTTGTATTCCATACAGATAGGACTAGGTATACTACAAGCTGTGAAGTAGAGCTGTGTGCTACTGCTACACCAGATAATCATCTAGATGAAGCATATACACAAGATTGGGTAAACTTAAAGTACTACTCAATCAAGCCAGAAGATATTCCTAAGAAGCTACCTAAGATTACAGAAGCACTGACCCGAGCATGGGAAAGTATTTGGATTGTTGAAGTTCAAGAGATTTAAGGAGAGCATTATGTTGTTTACAAAGCAACCTATCGGTACCAAGCACTACTCAGAAATGACTAACAAAGAAATCCGAGATGAACTCTCAAAGATGATTAAGGAACTGCGATATAGCTATCACAAAGATAATGCATTCTGGAATGATGATTTTGTACGCCAGACTAAGCAAGTTCCTATCAAAGGGTTCAACGGTATTGATTACTTGAAGTTTGTACTTTACGAAGATGATCCTACTCTTACTCTAGGTGCTATCAAAGGTGTACAGACTGCCTATAATTTGAAAGACACTGACAGTATTTCTGTAAGACAAGGGACAGATTCTGATGGGTTCTTAGAGACTTGTGTAGTGTTTATGACTACAGCTAGGGAATCCGACCTTGAGTACTACTCTAGAATTAAAGAGCTGTATCTAGACTGGAATCAAACAGATAAAGTCTATAAATTTATCTCGGATATAAAGAAACGCACAGGAACAGATATTCCGTACTATCAAGCCAAAGCAGCTATGGAAATCCTAGAATCTTACAAACAAAGTAAGGAGAATTTAAAGTGAAACTAAAGTTTGTTTATAAAGTACTTCCTGTGCTTCTTGTGCAGTCTAGTGCCCTTGTGCCTAAGAGATATGATGCTAAATGCTATGGAGCCTTCATTGCTTTTAAGAATAAATATTCATTTAATGATCCTGCATTAGTACAACACGAGCTTGAGCATAGTAAGCAGTTTTACAGGCTACCTCTTGTGCATCCTTTACTTTATGCTTTCTCTAAAGAATACAGGTATAGCTCTGAGCTAGATGCTTTTGTTCAGCAGCTTAAATGCTACAGCAAAGATGAGCAAGTTAGTCTAATCTCGTACTTTACATCTATGCTTTATCAGAATTACAAGTTAGCTGGATATAAGACTTACTTTGAAATCAAGACTGATCTTGTGCAAAGGCTAGGATTGAATGATGCTTAAAGAGTCTAGTGCTAAAAATACATACAAGGACTTCTTGCTGTACGATTTGCATGAAGGTTTATTTTATATTGTGAAATCAAAGGATAAACCAGAAGGTAAGCGTCAAGTCTTCCCAGACGAAGAAGGATATCTTACTTTCTTCAGACAAGGTAAGAAGTACAAGCTCAAGGCTAATAAAGCTGCTGCTGAGATCGGTCTAGGTATTGATCTTCCTGATGATAAAGTCATTCTACATAAGAACCTTGATTACGAGGACTTTAGGTTAAAGAATCTACAGGTTGTCTCTAGAGAAGTACTAAAGGAGGTTAAGGAGGCTCATAGGAATCTTTCTGGTGCTTTGCTTATGAAGCCGCATAGTAGTAATGTCTTTTGTTATGTCTTGCAATGGAAAGAAGATGGTAGACTAAGGACTATGCTTTGTGAAGATATCGTAGTAGCTAAGAGAGAGTACTTGAAGTTAAAGCTGAAGTACGCTAAGTTGCTGAGTAAGTATTGTGTCTTCGATTAACAAGAGAAGACTTTGTGTCTTCGACTGAAAGGAAGAAATGATTACAACATCAACTGATATGATTTTCCAAGAAGAAAAGAAGTACTCACTGGAGGATATGCACGAGTACGGTACTAGATGCTACAAAGCAGGGCAGAAGAAAGCAAAGGAACAGTGCATTGATTTGCTACTTAAGGAATTTGCACCTTTCTTGTCTGGTACTCAGATGCTGCAAGCAATGAATAAGTTCAGTAAGTTCAAGGAATCTTGATTTCTGATTAGCCTTGCTTTAACATGGTCAATATGCTAAAATTCATCTAGGTTAAATCCTTGTATATTTCTTTAGTAAACTACTGCATTAAGCGCAGTAGAACTGCTAGTGAATCTATAGATGCTTGGAACCTAACCTAGATGAACCTATAAGATTTTAACAAAGTCCTTATCCTTTCTACTTTGTTATTTTACTTATCGAAGGATTTAGTAACCTTCCCCTTCGGGGCTTCTGAAGGGCTTCTATAATAATTATAATAAAGGAAGTACAATGCTCTGCCTATCCTGTGGTTGCTATTTTAAAAAGACAGCTTATAATAAAACTTCATATTGCGAAGATTGCAGTGATGCTTCTCCAGTTGAGTTAGATTCTGAAGCTGAAGTCGAGGTTAATCTCTTGGTTAATCCTACAGGAAGGGTTCAGGCGTTTATTCCTGAAGATAAGCATTATTTGTTCAGTGATGATGAAGGGTTTGGCTTCTGAGTTTTACGAAGAAGTGTTGGATATTAAAGAATTTGCTTCTATAGTTAAGTGATATAACAGTTGCCTTGTAAGCATCAATCCTTAGTTTGATTCTAAGTGGAAGCACCATAACAACTACCTTAGTTGACCGTGGCGTACGGAGAAGCGTCCGAATAACACCCGTAAGGTGTAGGCGTCATTACACTATTCTGGCCTTAATAAACTAGAATTTGAGAAATAAAGTAATTCTCAAGCATGGAACGGCTACCTTTAGCGGGGGAAAAGACAACTCATCACTGTCCTGCCGAACTCCATCTACGATCAGCTTGATCTATCAGGACTTTCTGCGTAGCGGGGAGTAATGCCTAGTAGTTCTAGGCGGCACCTGATCCTGTAGTATAGTAAGCAGGCTTATCTAACATATAGATGCACTGGATTGCATCAATCTAATATATATGTAGTATCTAACATATCTGTAGCATCTAACATTACTTTTGTTAGATTCTAGATATATGTTATAAATTATAGGAGATAGTATGTCAGCTTTAGAACAAGAAAAACTTGAAGATAAGCCTAAAAGGGGAAATAAATCCTGGGTTCGCGGAGGTCCGTCTCCAAATCCGTCCGGGAGGGTCCCTAATTCAGAACGTGAAAACAAGCCTACTAATCGTGAGCTTAAGGAACGTGAATTACTTATGCTTCTACGTAAGATTAAGCCTCATGTAGCTGAAGCTATCATGTCTGCTGCTAAGATTATGAAGAATGAAGAAGCTAGTCACCAGAATCAACTAAAGGCTGCTACGATTTTGCTAGATAATTATAGAAGGCTTACTCTTGATCTTTATGATGGAGATGAAGATAAGCTAGAGCAGGAAGGGACTGAAGTGCAAGAACAGAACAAACCTGCCTTTAGCCTAACTCTTCTTCGCACTGAAGAGCAAAAGACAGATTAATTTTATGTAAATGGCTAGGCTGATCCCCGAAAAGAAGACCACTCAACTTCCTGCCAATTTACTTTTTATTGAGTATTTGTAGGAGTACAGATGATTAAGATAGGGGATGTTTTTAAAACTAATAACTATGGTCTTGCAGAAATAATTGAAATTCTTCCAAAGAGTTCTGCCAAAATTAAGTTTAAGAACACTGGATACGAAAAAACGGTTTTTCTTCACCACTTGAGGTGTGGAAAGTGTAAGGATAACTCAGTTAGTAATAGAAAATTAGAAGGTAAAAAAGCAGAAAACAGATTCTGTGTTTATCTTCATAAAGATCAGTCAGGTAAAGTACTATATGTAGGCGAGGGAACTATTAGTCGAGCATATACTAAGTCTAGACTGGATCAACCCACATGGATGAGTGTTTTCGGGGAACAACCGCCTGTTGTTGAGATCATAGCTAAGGATTTAACAAAAAATGAGGCTGAAGAACTTGAAGAACTAGTTAGAACTTACTATGAGGGTACTATCATTAATGCTAATCACGCAACAAAGAGGGTAAAAGATATTCAGTTTGAGCACATCTCTAAGTATGTATATTATGATGAGTCAAGCCCTACATTTATTAGATGGGTGAAGCGAGAAAATAATAGTGCAAGAGCTAATTCACCAGCAGGATACTTCCCGAAAGATAAAAGAAAATATGCTGCTGTTGAGATAGAAGGTAAAGTTTATAGCATTCACAGGCTGGTCTGGGTTTTACACAATACTGAATTAAGTACAGATCACATGATTGATCACATCGACGGTAACAGATTAAATAACTCAATAAGTAATCTTAGAATTGCTGACGCTAAATCAAATAGTCACAACAGAATAGTCAGTATACCTAAATCAGGATACAGAAATATTCGTGAAGAATTTAGCAACAATAAAATCACTAGTTACACCGTTAGATGGAATCCCTTAGATCATTCTGATAGACAGTGGAGAACTTTCACTGTCTCGAAGTATGGTAGTCTTAAAGATGCTCTAAAAGCAGCATATGATTTCAGAGATACCTTGATCGAACAAGGGTTTCTTTCAAGTCGAATCAAAGAAGGGGAGGTTTCAATTGAGTGATAATATCGTATTTGCTCCTGCAAGTTTAGAGCAGCAAAATTTTCTTACAACTGATGCAGATTTTGCATTTTATGGTGGTAGACTTTGTGCCTCCATTTAAAACCTACTTAATTCGGTGAAACCCTAACGTAAAGTCGAGGGCAATACCGAGCCAAGCTAAGGCCCTTCCTAGGGCTTTTGGCGTGTGTAGAGACTATTCCGCAAGGAAGTAGGCTGCAAGCGCAGTCGAAACAGTAGGGTGCTTTTGCACAAGATATAGTCCGATACCCGAGGAAACTCGGGAGTACTCTAGCGAAGTACAGAACATTTCTGGCAGCAGGTGCAGGTAAAACTGCATGTCTCCTTGGTTCATTCTTAAAAGTCATTCACCATCCAAGAACTCGCGGTGCAATTTTCCGTAGAACACTAAAACAGAGTTCAAATACTGGCGGCCTGTTTGATGCAGCACTAGCACTCTTTAAGAAGATTGATCCAAAACTTAAATTCTCTACAAGAGATATGGATTTTAAATTTAGTTCTGGGGCACAATTAAAACTGAGTTATCTCGACGATCCAAAAGACAAATATAACTGGCAAGGTGCCGAGCTGAGTTGGCTTGGCTTTGATTTGAAATAAGTCCTTTTAAGTGGAAACACTTAATCGAAACCTCCTTAAACGGGGAAAATCTCTTTAGAGACAACCTACCGTGCTAAATTGCGAAAGCATAAAAGCCTAACGACTAGAGCATTGCTCGTAGCTACAAGTGTAGCGAAATGGGAGGAACCGTAATAGTAACACTAATGGTTTTGATATAGTCTAATCTATATAGCAATATATAGCAGTCGTAAAGACGGGTAAAGTCTAACGAACTTTACTGAATACTTTGGAAATTCAACAGTTAGATTTTGAATCTTGTATTTACCTATTCAGTCGCCTAAGATCAACTACAGTGGATTACCCACTACAAATTCGTGCTACGGGGAATCCTTCACCAGATGCGTGGATTAAACAACTCGTTCAATCTGATTTAGATCATCGCGGTATACCTCTCCCAGAAAGAAGGCACGATCCTAAAAAGAAATGGTTTGTAAATACTCCAAACGGGATCGAGATTTTCCATACACTTGAAGAAGCTCAGGCTGTTTATGGAAAAGGTAAAGAGAGTGGCATTATGTCATTTCTTTTTCAGCCGGGAGACATTTACAGTAACCCTATTTTGATGCGTGAAGACCCTAGTTACGTGACTCGTCTAAAAGCACTACCTAGAGTTGAGATGGAACGTCTTCTGATGGGTTCATGGGAAGCTAGAGAACAGGGTGCGTCATTTTTTAATAGGGAGCATATTCAGATTGTTCAACATCCTAATATGAAGGCTAACAAGCGTGTTCGTGCGTGGGATCAATCAAGTACAAAAAGTTCTGAAGCTAATCCGAATCCAGACTTTTCAGTTGGTGTACTAATGTCAAGAGACAGAGATGGTGTTCTTACTGTAGAAGATGTGATTCGATTCAGGGATGTTCCTCATGTTGTCAAACAAACAATTTTTGAGACTGCATACAGGGATGGTCCTGAAGTACAAATTGCACTTGAACTTGACCCTGGTGCATTGGCTGGTGCATACATTAGACAAATGCAGAGAGAATTATCTGAACGCGGCTTTACTGTAAAGTTATTTAGACCAAGTAAGGCAAAGGTGCAGCGATTTAGACCATTTGCAGCCATCGCGGAAGCTAGGTTTGTAAATATTGTAGAAGCTCCTTGGAATATTGATTATCTTAATGAACTCGAAGCCTTCGGTTCAAATAACAAGATAAAGGATGATCAAGTTGATGCTACATCTACAGCAACTTATTTCCTGACCCAAGAAGCAAATCTTCCGTCGTTTTCTCTACCGAATGATTTAGCTGTTGCAAGCTATGGTCCGCAATTCGGCTTTCAATCTACTGCTCTTCCTACAGAAATGACACAAGGTTTACCATTAGGTTTTAATTAAAATAACAAAAAGGAGTGCCTAATAAATGGCTACTAGACGAACTAAAACTTCAACACCTATTCAAGAAGAACTTCAAAAAGCAGCCAATCCTCTAGACACTCCTGAGCGTTTTCGTCTAGGTGAGCTAGGTTATCAAGGCTTGAGTATCTTTAATGGTGTAAGTAATTCAGAAATCAAGAAAGAACTTAACTGGCCTTATAGCATTGATACTTACAAGCAAATGTCTTATCATAGTTCAATCAACTCTGCATTGACTATGTATGAAAACATCATCAGTAAAGTAGACTGGAAAGTAGTTCCTCCTGAGAAAGCTACTGCAGAAGAAAAAGAACAATCCAAGAGAATTCATGAAATGATGCACGATATGCAGCATTCATTTCCTGAGTTTATCAAGGATGTACTGACCATGAATATCTATGGTTTTTGCGTAGCAGAGAAGGTATATCGCCGTAGGTATCAAAGTAACGGTAGTAAATACAATGATGGTCTTGTAGGTTGGAAGAAACTCTCAACTCGTGCTCAAGAGACTATTGAGAAATTTATCTTCAGTGACGATGGTAATGAAATCCTTGGTGTAAAGCAAAACCTATCTGCTGTATACGATCAGTACTCTAGGTACGGTAATCGTAAGAGCAAGGAAGTAACTCTACCTATTTCTAAAGTAATGCTATTTAGAGCAGGTAGACATCGTGGTGATCCTTTTGGTAAGAGTATGCTCAGAGATGCTTATCTTGCTTGGCGTTACCTGACTGCTCTAGAAGAGATCGAAGCAGTAGGTGTTACCAAAGACATGAACGGTATCCCTGTGCTTACTATCCCTGCTCAGTACATGTCAGCAGATGCCCCAGCAGAGCAAAGAGCTTTATACGAAAACTTCAAGAACATCATTCGTAACCTGCAGGTAAATTCTCAATCAGGTATTATTCTACCTTCTGCTGTTGATCCAGAGACTAGGAATAAACTCTTTACTATTGAGTTGCTATCAACTGACGGTAAGAAGAACTTTGATACTTCTAAGGTTAAAGAGTACTACAAGAACCTTATCTTGATCTCTCTAGGTTCAGATATCCTAACTATGGGTCAAGGTAGTACTGGTAGCTTTGCTCTAGCATCTGTAAAGAACTCACTAACAGGTTCTTATGCTGAAGCTATGCTTAAGACTATTGTAGATGTAATCAACAACGATCTAATCCGCCAGACTTATGAACTCAATGGTTGGGATTCTTCAAGAGCTTGTACTATTGATTACGATGGTCTAGAGCAAGAGTCACTAGAAGATTACTCCAAGGCTATTCAGCGATACCTCAGTACTTCTGGTCTAGAGAAGGATCGTGCTGTAATGAATGCCATTCGTATGAGTATTGGTGTTGATCCAAAACCTGAAGATGAACCTGTAGATGAATCTTTGCTTTCTCCAATGACTTCTAGAAGCGGAGATGGTATGGAAGTTGGAACAACAGGCAATGGTACAGCAAAGACAGTAACAGGTGCCGATACTTCATCAAATAATCTGGAGAATAGTTAATCATGCCTTACAGCTACCCTAACAATATTCCAACTTTCGCTAAGAACAAGAAAGCTGATCTGCAAAAACGTGTAATTCAGCTTTTCAATGAAACTCTAGCAAGGACTGATTCTGAAGAACAAGCTAGACGCGCTGCTTTGGCTTTCATGTCAAACTATGAAGCAAAGTACGGAGATGCTACCGATAAGCGGATTAAGAAATCAGTAGAAGTTCAAGATAAAGTTGAACAAATCCTAAAATCAAAATACCAAGAATAAAGTAAGGAATCACTATGTCTATCCAAGAACCTACATGGCCTGCATACAATCTAGTTCAGATTACAGCAAGCGATACTACAGTATATGCACCTGCACTACGTCAAATTCGTGTAGGTACTGCTGGTGATCTGACTGTAGTTACAGATCAAGACACTTCAGTGCTATTCAAAGGATGTCAAGCAGGCGAATACCTTGGCCCTTTCTTTATCAAGAAGGTCATGGCTACAGGCAGTACTGCTGCTGATCTTGTTGGATTTATCTAAGGAATTACTATGCCTTGCATTGGAATAGGCATTGGAATGCAATACAAGAGAAGAGCTGCATCTGCTGTTCCTGCTTTATTTTCTAAATTACTTTTAGAAGATGGATCTGGACTATTGCTAGAAGATGGCTCTGGCTTTATAATTCTAGAATGAAGAAAGATAAATATGGCAGATACTAAAATCTCTAATTTAAATACAGCTACTACGCCGCTTGCAGGTACTGAAGTACTTCCTGTTGTACAAGCTGGTGAAACTAAAAAAGTACCTGTAAGTACTTTTCAGACTGCTCTTGTGAGTGGTACTAATATTAAGACTATTAATGGTAATACACTACTTGGGTCAGGCGATCTTAGCATTTCAGGTGGGTCAAGCACTCTTACAATCCAGAACAAGACCGCAGCCTACACGGTCGTGGCCGATGACAACGGCACGATCATCAACTGTACGACCAACACGTTTACGGTTAGCCTGACGGCTGCCGCTACGTTGGGGGCTGGGTTCAACTGTTGGGTTTGGAACACCGCATACGGCACGACCATAACTGTTGACCCGAACGCCAGTGAAACCCTTGATGG